ATTAGAATTGGAACCATGATTCAGACTCAGGCATACGATGACACGCAGGACGTAGATGATCTTCTTGCGTTTGCTGAAAGTTCTATTGAAAATTTAAGTAATGGTTCCGGTGGCGCAGATGGCTGTAAGTCTACGGAAGCCGTGGCGGAAAAAACCATAGAAGAGTTGAAGGAAGATTACGAAAAAGCCAAAGAAGGAAAGCTGATCGGAATACCAACAGGATTTTTTGAATTGGATAAGGGGACTTCTGGGTGGAGATCACCTAACTTTATAATCCTTGCGGCAAGACCATCTGTAGGAAAGACTTCGTTAATGCTTAGATTTATAGTTGTAGCGGCTAAGGCTGGATTTTGGGTGAACGTTTACGGATACGAAATGAACTCTGAAGACTTATATCGAATAATTCTTTCCGGCGAGTCAGGCGTAAGTAGAACCAAAGTGAGGGACGCCAAGTTTACTGAATTGGATTGGGATGAAATAAATAGGGCTAATCAGATTTTAAGAAAACTACCTATACTTTGGTATGACAAATCTGACATTAAATCTGGCAAGATAAAATCCAACACAAAAAAAAATATCAAGTCCGGCAAGTGCGACATGGTATTTGCTGATTATCTTCAGCTTATTCCTCCCGAAGAAGAATCCAAGATAAGGGAACAGCAAATAAGCAAAATAAGCAGAACCCTTAAAAGTGTTACTCTTGATTGTCATGTGCCGCTAATGGCATTGGCCCAACTTAACCGTGAAGTAGAAACAAGGGGTGCCGGAGCAAAGCCACGAAAGGGTGATCTCAGGGAATCAGGAAGTTTAGAGCAGGACACGGATATAATCCTATTCCCATTCAAGGACGAGAATGATGATTTGATTTTATCTATTGCAAAGCATCGTCGCGGAAAGTGTTATGACATACCGATAAGAGCAAACGAGGACATGACTCAGTTCTATGATATGAATCCTCAGTACGAAGATTATCCCGACATACAAAACGTGAGTTCAAAGATGCCGGTAAATTCTAATTTTGAATACGAAGACGATAAACCATTTTAGAAAATGACCCTACCAAAATCCAAATTTAAGGGCGTGTATCCGATTATCTTAAACGGTAAGTACGTGTGTTACATGGCTCAGTTGATGCATAAGTATGTTTATAAAAAGAAGTGCTGTAAATCCGAGAGAGAAGCTGCCCTATGTTATGATAGGTTCTGTATTGAATTCGGATTACCGCCAATTAATATTTTAAAACCAAAGAAATGAGAACCAAAAAACTACCAAAGCTAAAAAATATCTGCAAAGAACCAGGATGCGATAAAACCCGAATGCCTGATCCGACTCGTGAAGGTAAGTTTAAACCCTATTGCGAGGATCACGCGATTTTAGCCGTTTTAAGACAGTTAGAAGATCAAAGGGTACAAACTACTGCGGAGTTAGAGAAAGCTCGTCAGGATCGAAAGGATGAGGCAAAAAAAGGGTATCATAACCAGACATGGAAGTTGGTAAGTAGATTTATTTGCCTAAAATATGCGGACGATAATTTATGGGTTCATTGCGCCACTAATCCCGAACTGAAGTATAAAGTAAATGATAAACGATTGCAAACAGGGCATTACATTCGTTCGGACAAGTATCCGGCACTTAAGTTTGAATTTACAAATCTGGCACCACAGAGCTTGCAGGAAAATAAACATTTCGCCGGAAATCAGGAAGCCATGGCACAATGGATAGAGCGAACTCATGGAGAAGGAACTGTGACGAAATTGGAGGACAGAATGAATGATCCCGAACTTACCATGGAGCAGATAAGGGAAGTTCATAATAAATACAAGGATCTACTTAAAAACGAGATGCTTAGACGTGGAATAAGTGACCCATGGAGGACTAAAAAATATTAGACTATTTATAATCATTTTAAACTACGATTACCCATTGCCAAGTCAATAAATATATATATATTTGTGCAGAAATAATTCAACGATATGAACCTACAAGAAGCATTAAAAATACTGGTAATTTACAATAAATGGCGCAGGGGTAGTGACGATGTAGAGTTACCTGGTCCGAAAGAAATAGGAGAAGCAATTGATGTTGCGATAAACATTTTAAAAGGATTAAAATGAAGGAATCAGAGCGGTTAAAACAGCAGATGTCCGAGGATAATTCAGACAATGACGAACGGGATTGTAATTGGATTAGAAAGATTGAAAGAGCCGAAAGGAAAGAGAAGTTCGAAGAAGAAGTTATGCCTGCATTAAGGGCGTTATATTTAGTTGAAGAATATGAGGATAGGATTAAAATTTACACTAATGAATGGGGTAGAGTTGTATTTTATCCAAAGGCAGGTTCCGTTTTATTCTGTGACAACAATCAATGGATAAAAGGATGGAAAGGCGAACGGTGGTTGAAGGCTAATTTAATTTAAAAGTAAGTAAAATGGAATACTTAGACTATTTGATCAGGACATTAACCTACCAACGTAGTTGTTGGGAATTGGATTTAAAGAAAGAACAAGAACAGTGGAAAGACAATTCTTCTTTTGTGATAAGAATTCAAGCAAAAATTGATGGTATTAACTTTGCTATATCAGAAATTTATAAACTTACAGCAGAACTTGATAAAATTCATACAAAATGACAGAAGCAGACTATTACCCGGCAGGCGCATATTTTAGTCCAGACGCTCCTTGGAACCAGGAAGATGATCCGCCCTGTCATTTCTGCGGAAATGAAACGACCTACGAATCACGAAATGAAGTTACCGGATTTAGGTTTGATAAAAAACTTCATGATGAGGTAGATTGTATATTTTACAAATGCGACGACTGCCTTAGAAAAGAAGGTTATTTTGAAGATGGAGAATAATTAACCAATAAATAAATAGACATGGAATCAGAAGATTTAGTTCACGTAGAAGAAGTAAATGCGGATATAGTTTATTCGCAGGACAAGGCTCAGATTGACGTTCAGATTGCTACTGCAAAGCTGTACGGGAGAAATATGAAACGGGCAATTGAGAATGCAATAGCTGTGGTTACTCTCGATAAGGAAACGGCAGCAACATGTACTTATTCGGTGCCAAGAGGAGGTAAGTCAATTACCGGCCCAAGTGTTCATCTTGCAAAAATTCTTGCCCAGAGTTGGGGAAACCTGAGAATTGAGGCCAAGGTTATTGGAGTGGATGCAAAGCAAGTAACATGTCAGGCAGTATGTTTTGATCTTGAAAATAACCTCGCAATAAAGGTTGAGGTTAAGCGATCGATCATGACAAAGACCGGCAGAATGAATGACGACATGATCGTCGTGACAGGAAATGCCGGTAATTCAATCGCGCTTCGTAACGCCATCTTGTCCGTTATCCCTAAAGCCATCGTAGATAAAGTTTATAACGAGGCTAAAAGTAAGATTACCGGCGACGTATCCGATAAGACCAAATTGCTTACCCGAAGAAAACAGGTAATTGATGCGCTGAAAGATTCGTATTCATTAACCGAAGCTGAAATTCTTGGTGCAATCGGTAAGGCTTCAATCGATCACATTACACCTGACGACTTGGTGGTTCTCATCGGAATTGGAACTGCAATCAAGGACGGAGATACAGATGTAGATACCGCATTTCGTAAGGCTAAGACCAAACATGAAGTAGTCAATCCTCTGTCCAAAGAAACCAAGAAGGAAGAAGTTAAACCGGAAGAGGTAAATTAATCTAAGACAGTACAGACATGAACGAATTAGCAAAAGTTGACCCAAAAGAATACGGGTTGTCAGATTCAAGCGCAGTTGAAATCGAAAAAGCGTTTTTACCCAAGATTGCAGAACGCGAAGGTTATCAGGAAGTTTACAATCTTCTTTTAACCAAGGAGATTAATAAAGAAACCTGCATTGAAGCACGGGAACTCAGGTTGAAATTAGTCAAAGTCAGAACCGGTATCGGCGAAATTCATAAAACACAGAAAGCGTACTTCCTTCGTGCCGGACAGTTTGTTGATGCGTGGAAGAATAAGGAAACACTACCGGTTGAGCAGATGGAAGAGAACCTGGAAAAGATTGAGAAACACTTTGCCATTCAGGAAGCCGAGAAGATTGCTAAGATTGCGGCAGAACGGAAGGTGGAATTGCTTCAATACACTTCTGAATTTCTACTTCCTGATCGATTAGGCGAGATGCCCGAAAGTATTTATCAGAACTACTTGGTTGGAATTAAAGTAGCTTTCGATGCAAAAGTTAAAGCTGATAGGGAAGCTGAAGAATTACTTATTGAGAACGAACGCATTGATAAACTCGGAAGAGAACGGCAGGTTGAGTTGTATAAGTACATTCAATTTCAGGAGGAAATATACTCAGTGGTTAATCTTGGTATAATGTCAACCGAAGATTATACTCAGCATCTTATATATCTCGAAGGCAAAAAGACGGCATACGAAACTGAACAGGCGCGAATCCATCAGGAGAACGAAAGGCTGAAAGCCGAAGCTATCGAAAGAGAAAAGAAGGCCGAGGCAGAACGGAAACGTCAGGCCGATCTACTCGCAAAACAGAAAGCGGAAGCTGACAAAAAGGCTCGTATCGAAAAAGAAAAACAGGACGCCATTCTCGCCAAAGAGCGTGCAGAAGCAAAACGAATTCAGGATGCTATCGAAGAAAAGGCAAGAATCGAAAGAGAAAAAGCTGAGGCAGAGCGGAAAGCATTACAGGATCAAATTGCCAAGAAAGAAGCCGAAGAACGAAGAGTATTAGCCGAAGCTAAGATAAAGGAGGCTGAACGTATTGCTGCCGAAAAACAGGCATTAAAAGCGCCCGACAAGACAAAAATGGTTCTATGGATTAACAATTGCACTCTTCCCGAACTGAAGCTTTCAAACATGGAATCCATTATCGTAGCGCAAGAAATCGATGCTAAATTTGAGCTATTCAAAAAATGGGCGGTTACTAAAATTGAGGCGCTATGATACTGACCAAAGATAACTACTTCAGCAAAGAATCAGACGCCCTTTATATGTCCAATTCTCAATATAACTCATTTATTGGAAGTGGAATATATCCCGGATGTGAAAGTATGGCATTAGCAAAACTTCGTGGCGAATGGGTAGATGAACCGAATATAGCATTTCAGATTGGGAGTTTTTGTGACGCTCATTTTGAACATACGCTTCCTGAATTTAAGTTTTTAAACAATGATATGTTTACCCTTAAAGGCGAGTTAAAAGCCCCCTTTAAATTAGCAGAAGAAATGATCGCAAGAGCCGAATCCGACGAGTTCTTCATGGATTTTATGAACGGGCAAAAACAAGTCATTATGACTGGCGTAATGTTTAATGTGCCGTGGAAAATCAAGATTGACTCCTATCATCCCGGCAGATGTCTAGTGGACTTAAAAACCACGAAATCAATCCGTGAACGTGTATGGAACGGCAACATGAAAGTAAACTTCATTGAAGCCGGCGGATACTGTCAGCAATTAGCAATCTACCGAGAAATCGTGAGAATTAACACAGGGGAACTTCTCCCTGCATTCATTGCTGCAATATCTAAGGAAAACCCAATCGACATTGAAATAATTGAGGTCCCGGTTCTCGAAATGGATATGGCACTAGAGCAGGTAAGGATGAATATTGATCATGTGATGGCGGTAAAGAATCACGATATTCCGAGTACGCCTTGTGGTAAGTGCGCCTACTGTGTGCTGAATAAAAAATTGTCATCCATTTTATCTTTTTATGATCTCTAATTAATAATAAGATGACCTATAAATTTCATGAGCTTTTAGCTGCAAAGACGACCGGGGCGAACATTCAAAAAATGTTTACCAAGACCAGGAAAGGAGAAGAAGTCCTTGCCAGGATGCTATGTATGGTTTATGTGGAACAGAGCCATAGGATGTGTCAGGACGATAATGCAAAAAGATTTGGATTAAAAGGGCATTGTTCTGTTTCCCATAGTAAAAGAGTTCTGGACGACAGGTCTGAATACGATGCACCATTTAAACAGATGGTTGATAAGTATTTGAAAACGTGTTTTGAACACCAGGAAGAAGAATCCAATACGCGCAATAATTTTTCTACTGCCAAGGATTACGGACTCTACGGTATTATCCATGAACAAAATGCAGTATTTGTCAGGCTCATGGATAGAGCTAATGCATTTCTTTCAGATGAATGTACTGATGCCGAAGTTATTGAAGCTATCGAAAAGGCTGAGGAGTCGATTGAAAAATTACGCTTTAATTTCACTAAGTAGAAATATTTTTATATCTTTGTATCGCGATTCAGTTATGAAAACATTTAAAAATCCCATATTAGTCACATTGCCTATCTGCAACTTCGCAGGACTGGATCGCCCTTGTGATTGGTATGGGTATTTTAATATGGAAAATCAAGAAGAAATTTGGAAAGATGTAGTTGGTTATGAAGGGTTATATCAGGTTAGTAATCTTGGTAGGGTTTGGAGATACGAGAGACAGGTGAGGAGAGGATACTGTCTGGCCACAATGAAAGCTAGGCTAAAGGTTCAGCAAATAGCGACTACTGGATACTGGACCGTAAATCTAACCGACAACAACGGAAAATTCATGGTGCACCGGGTGCACAGACTTGTCGCAATCGCGTTTATTCCTAATCCGAAAAATAAACCATGCGTTAATCACATAGATAGCAATAGACTTAATCCCTACGCGTCTAATTTAGAATGGGCCACTAAGTCAGAGGATTGTATTCACGCATATAGAGTTGGGGGAAGGGTATCGTCAGGGAAGGGTAAGCTAGGAGAATTTAGCTTTGCGCGAAAGATTGTAGAACAGAGAGATTTAAAAGGAGAATTAATCAACACCTTTGATTGCATAAGATACGCTACGGAAAACACTGGAATATTAGGAACGAGTATATCGAACTGCACACACGGAAGGTCGGAAATGGCTGGTGGATTTATCTGGAAGTTAACAACTAAAAATAATTAAATTGAAAATAATTGACGCGTACATCAAAGTTTTTGAGGATCCTGACGACGAGAAGCCTAGTTCAGATTGTTTATGCAAGGTAATAACCATCTGTCAGGAAACATTTTCTCAGGGCTCAGGAGAATACGCTACATCGGAACAGTATATGGTAGCATACATTTTTAATCCTATTAACGGGGAAGTACAGGACGTTAAATTAAAAGACATTGTAATAAACAGTTACGAAGATGACAAAATTAAAGAACCTTCTCATACTTTGTCTCCGTTGCGAGTCGAAGCAGAAGGAACAAACGACTAAGGCTGGTATCATTATTCCACTAGGAATGAGTAGTAAATCGAACCTGCCAATCAGGGCAGTAGTAAAAGAAATCGGCGGAGGACTTCCTAGTATTCCAATGGAAGTTGAAATTGGTGATATCGTGATTTACAAGCATGATGTAATCATAACCAAAGTTGACGGCATGGACTTAGTTGCTCAAAACGATTTAATTTTGGTAGAGGATGAGGAATGAAATCAGCGTCAATGGGCTAGGTCGTCCTGTAATGAACAAGTGCCTGATCAAAATCAAGGACACGTTTGACGAGATGCAGACCAAATCTGGAATTACAATCAAGAGTTCAATTCATGAAGGTGCGTGGTCGGACAGTACTGGTCACAACGTATCCGATTTTATTCCGCGTCACGGAGAAGTTGTCAGATTACCAAGGCTGATCAGCAGATACGGATTCGATTACGATACTGAAAATGAACTTGAAATTGGCGATACCGTATTCTGGAATTTAACCGTCTGTATGGATATGCAGATACTTGTATGTGACGGAGAGAAATACGCTTTAATTGATTATCATGGCATTTTGATCAGGGTTAGGAATGGTGTAATAACGCCGATTAACGGATATGTACTTTTATCTCCGGTATCAAAAACAGTTACTGCATTATCGTATTCAAAGACTCAGGAAATTACTGATATATGGAAAATTAAACAGCTACCCGATAAAGATGCGGTATCTACAATTCCACGAAGAAACACAACTACTCCGTGGGAAGCAGGAGATCAGGTTAAAATCATGGTAGGAATGAGTCCGTATAAGATTGAGGGGGACTTGAATAAAGTGCTGGAAGAAGACTTATATGCAGTTCCAAGATTTATGGTGCTCTGCACTGTTGAGTAAGCCTTGAATTGCAAATCCAAGCAAGGGTGCCTATATATCGGGTGCCCTTTTTATTTTAAGGTCGACCCCCCTCCGCTACCCTGCCTTGCGCGATTGCGTGATCTATTTTCAAGCACGAGCGTGTGATTTTTTGTATGTGATAAGTCACCGGCTTTATGAGTTAATCCTCTTTTATGCCTAGCAATAGCGAGTAACGACCGATATTTCTTGCGCTCCGGGGTAGACTCGTACTTCAGGTCATAATATAATTTCTTTTTTCTGGCTTCAGGATGATTATGATAATAAATAGCTGTCTTCTTTAACGGCATAATCGTAAATTTTAATTACCAAAGATAAAAATAATTCAATGTATTCGCAGTTCACCTAAAAAATTGTAAGTTTATCGAATAAAACTTACGACATGACCGCACTAGAACAGATGTTGGTATCATCAAGACTGCCTCTTAATGCCAAGCTGTCAAATGTCAGGCAGGGGGACTATGGCTTTGTCATCGAATCTATACCGGAATACCTATTAAGGGTACTTACATATAATAGGCCGATTGGGGTTGATATTACCATCGTTTCCCCGACGGGTACAATATCATTTCAGGATTGTATTGCAGGATTTTCTACACGAACATTTACTAAATATAGATTTACGGGTGGCATAGAAGACGCTGATTTTGTTCAATATTCCAGCGACGTGACTGCACATGAAGCCGCTTACGATCACACCCATATTGCTCACGGGGAAACTGCATACGGCTGGGGCGATCATTCACTTGTAGGTTACGTAACTGGTACGCCTTGGACTGGCGCAGGATATGAAGTCGCATCTAATAAGGTGACTTCCATATCAAGCGGTTCGACTGACACTCAATACGGAAGTGCAAAACTACTATACGATCAGCTTCAATTAAAAGTAAATACAGTTTCGGGAAGTTCACTTGTTGCGGATACTGAAATTGCTAAAATACATACTCAGAATACCGATACCCAGATAGCAAACGGATTGCATGTAGTTAGTTTGGATTCAGGTGGTACACTTCATGTTGAAAATATATCCCAAGTAGGGGTAAGTTATGTCACTCATGCTGAACAGGTCTACACAACAAAAGATCAAATAATACTTAGAGATGGAGCTGTATCTGGACTTGCGCCAGGACAATACGCAGGAATTCTGGCAAAACTATACGATGGTACGAATGATGGTAACCTTGTATTTGATAAAGACGGATATGCAAGAGTAGGGGATGTTGGCTCACTTTTAAAGATTGCTACAATCGAGGAAACGCCTACTAATGGGAAGTTTACTTATTACGATTCAGCAACATTATCCCTGAAAACAAAAGTAATAGCAACATCTGATTTACCAATGGGAAGTACAACAGGAACAGTCTTGGAAGGAAGAACTTTTGGTACTGCGGCTGCAAGTGCAACTACCGATTTTGATTCAAGTGGTGCGGCTGCAAGTGCTGTATCTGGACATGAATCTACATATAATCATTCTAATTACAATACCGCTTATGGATGGGGTAATTGGGCATCAAACTTTGGAATTACAACAGGCAAGATAACTCAAGGCGACGACAGTAGGCTGTCAGATGCAAGAACTCCCGTTTCACATACACATGGAAATATAACTAATGCAGGCTACTTAGGGACAACGATTTCTATACCATTAATAACTGGTACAGCAGGTATAATACAGGCAGGTTCATTCGGAACCACTTCTGGTACATTTACGCAAGGTAATGATTCAAGATTAAGTGACGCAAGGACACCTACAGCACACGCATTAATTAACACCACAGGACATACTGTAAGTGGTCTAACCACAGGATATTTCCTTAAGGCAACGGGCGCAACTACTTATGCTTTCGGTGCACATGGATTAAGTTATAGTAATGTTGGTGCTGCACCTGCAAGTGGTTCTGCTAATTACATTCAAAATGGTACTTCTACACAGCCTGCTAATTCAACTATAAGCGGAACAGCAAAGGCTAATGTTCTACAATCCACAGTTGCAACAGGTACTAGCCCTTTGACTGTGGCAAGTACTACTCTTAATACAAATCTTAATGCTGATTTATTAGATGGTCAGCATGGTAGTTATTATCAACCATTACTAACCAATCCCATCACAGGCACAGGCACATCAGGTTACATACCAAAATTTACAGATGCAAGTGGGTTGGGAAATAGTCCTATTTATACGGATGGAACCAACGTCGGCATCGGGACGATGGATGCTTGGGCGAAATTGCAGGTTGTTGGTTCAGGTGGTACAGCACAAAGTATTCTTATTGATAACAGAGAAATTAAATTTAGGGGTGATGCAATTGCACATTATTCTATTTTCGCAAATAGGGTTTCTGAAGCATTAACAATTGATAATACTAGTAATTCAGCTGTTCCCGGTGTTGGAGGGTTAGTGAGTAATCTTGCGACATTTTTAGCGAGCGGCAACGTCGGCATCGGTTACTCCTCAGGAACTGAAATATACAACAATAAACTTGCTGTTAATGGTAGTGGGTATTTTAATGGTTTACTTCAATCTTCAACCGCCAAATTCACCACAGGAGCAGCCGCAAACACAATAGCCACAGGTGATTCAGGTGGTAATCTTAGTTGGAGTACTTTGGCTAGTATTGGAATTACTTCTGGTACTTACACCCCAGCAACCACGAATGTCACCAATATTACTTCGTCAACTCCAAACAACTCAACTTACACGAGGGTAGGTAATAGAGTAACTGTATTCGGAACTGTAACGATTACAAATACCCTTGCCGTAGCTTCCCAGGTAGACATAGCTCTTCCGGTTGCATCTAACTTGTCGGCTGCAACTGATTTGAATGGAACCGGAACTATGGATAGCACAGCAAGCGTAAACCTGTATATAAATGGAGATTCAACCAATGACAGGGCAAGAATTTTCTTTACAAGCGCAGGAGTAGGACAAACAAGTACTATATATTTTACTTTTATGTACTCGGTACTTTAAATTATAGGTTAAGTCGTATTTGTATTTCTGAAATAAAAGTTTATATTTGCTTTGTCCAGACAATAAAGTATGTGACGTAAATTTTATAAAATGAAAACAGTAACAGTTAGTTCAAAGAATGGAATATCGGTCACTCCGAACGAGACAATTGCGATTAATCTTCGCAATATTGTGTATTATTATCAGAATTCGGCCGGTTATGCCGTAGTTCGATATGTGAATGAGGCTACATCTAATTGGGAGCCAGAGTCGCTTACGCTTACGGTTAATAAGGCAGCAGTTGATTCTTTGGTCGCTACCGATTCGGCAATTACCTTGCTTACCGTCAACGTATTTGACACTACTACCGGCGTAACCACTGCAACATCTTTTAATGAGAAATATCTTATTTCACTGAAAGATACCTACGTAAACATTTCAGGAACTAAAACCGCCGCAGTTGCATTTATTTTTGCTGACGGGCAGTTTAAGAACAAAACGAAATATATCAATAGCACGTTAGCAACTTTGGTTGCAAGTAATGCTGCTGACTTTTTGACATTTACAATTCCTGTGGTCGGAAGCACAAGCTCGATAAATGTTGCTGCAAAAACCGTATCGTTGACAGCCCCATTTGGCACAAGCACCACACAGGTCGCAACTTGGACGAGGAGCGGCACCGGCGGATCATCGTCTACCAATATCGGAGTTACCGCGCAGACAAGTGCTGCCACAAGTAACAGCTTTGCCACACCTGTTGTGTACGCATTAGTTGCAAGCGATGGCATCACAAGTAAAAACTGGACGGTCTCATTGACTGTAGCTGCCGAGTAATCTTATTTGATCTCATATTTAAAGGCATTCTTCGGGATGCCTTTTTATTTATATATGAGCGTAGATTTTGAAAATAGTTTTATATCTTGGTCGGGTAAATGAACGAGATTTACATGAAGATATTGAGTTAGTAATAACTCACGAAACCCATTGCCGGAGCTCGTTCCTCTGGTTGTGGGTTTTTAATTTAAAAAAAATGGATAAGCTAAAAATCAATGAAGAAAAAGGGGGTTTGGTTAATTATTATTGTTTTATATATGGACTAAAGTGCCCTATATCCGGCGAAATTAGGTATGTTGGGAAATCAATACATCCCCAAAAAAGATTTACTGACCATCGATATGAAGCAAATACGAACACGCGCAAATCAAGATGGTTGAACGAATTGATGAAATTAGACTTATACCCTGAATTGATCATTATCGAAAAGGTTCGCAGGCAGGAATGGCAGGAAAGGGAACGATACTGGATATCAGCTACGGAGAAAACTTAACCAATGGGACTAAGGGCGGAGATGGTAGTCCTGCCGGATGGAGGCATAAAAAGGAAGCGGTTGATAAAATTATTATTGCACTAAAACAAAGATCTAAAGAAAGTAGGCGGATTGCGGCAGCTAAAGCGTCAATAAAGTTAACCGGAGGTCACGCCACTGAAATTGCAAAAAAAAGACTAAGTGATTCTCATATTGAATTTTGGAAAAGTTTAAGTGACGAGGATAAAAAGTTGAGAATAGGCGGATTAAGGAGGGTTTGGACAGACGAAGATAAAAACAGGGCATCTGAAACGTGCACTGGGCTAAAACACGAATTGGCTACATCAAAATATAGGGGAGTTTCATGGTTTAAAAGAGATGGGCGATGGAGGGCGTGGTTACATTATAATGGTAAGCAATTGCATTTAGGATATTTCGATAATGAAATAGACGCTGCTCATGCATTTGACCAGCGTGTGCGTGAATTGCGCGGTGATTTTGCTCGGTTAAATTTCCCGGATAATAGTGTATGTGAAATATAAAATATATTTATTAGTTTTGACAAAACGATAATTTATGGCAGGAAACGGAAGATGTCTAATCCAAACAGGCGCTACTGATGATGACATTATTAGTGAGTTATATAATTTGGACAGAGGGTTTAGTGATTTGGTTTCAGAAATTGATCCGCCACTTGGGATAACTATTCCTATGCTTGTGAGATATATGGTATTTGCGTATGATAAGAATTCGCATATAGCCATAGAATTTAAGTCTAGGTGGATTCAGAAAAAAAAGGAAAGTGCTATCAGAGCCGGATTTCCAACGATTAATGATGGGAATCTACTTAAATTTACTGTAGAGTCTGAGTCGATAATATTCAATAAGAATCCGCAATTTTCAGACTTGATAATGTTATACCTATTCATACAGTGGGATTCAGATTGGCTGATGCATTCGGTGTACAACGAAATGTATTATAATGTAATGAAAGATTTACAGAAATATAACTACGATAAGCCGTCAGACCTACAAAAAGCAAAACAAAATGCGGAAGATATACGTGAAGATATTGATAAGTTAAATTATAAAATATTTTCAGGAATGGAGGATCGAACGTTGGTTAATTTGCTCTACGAAGACTCATATAGAAAAAGTCTTGATCTTCGTCCCGAACAGTTGATAACTAAAAAAGAGCGCGGAGAACCTGTCGTTGATATTACCCCTTATGGATCAAATTATGAGATTCCTGTTTTAAAATTCATAGGCGACCAATGAGCGATGACTACTGCAAATATTCCCCACTTTATACCGATGCAGACCGGTCTTTTGTCGTAAACTTCAACTCCAAGAATTTACGACCAATTCGTATAAGTTTACCTGCACCACCAAAACTTTCACTAATTGACGGATTTGGGTTACATCCTGACGATCAAAAATTCAATAGATTCGAGATGCCAATAAAATTGATGGCACTTCAAAAGAAAATACTACGCGACTTTCAGGATTCAGTAAGGTCGGCTAATGGGGTAAACATATTACAGGCGTATTGGAATACACTTGAAGCTGACCGAAATAATTACGTAGATGAAATCAACTTTATTAAGCGATTCATTTACTTCATGAATTACGGGTATTGGTGTTATATTGACGGTAAGCCTACGTTCATTCCGGGTTGGTATTTTTCATATCTGAATATTCATCGAATGACAACCGAGAAGGGTTATCAATATCCTGAGTATCGTAAAAAGGGATTATACCGCTTCCTGTTTCGCCATTACATTTGGAATACTACCGAAACGTTTGCTGACTTGGATAAAGAAGGCATTGCTTATAAGGTTATGGACGAAAATGGCAAACTTGTTTACCGGATGGCAGATGTAGGAAAGAGAACATTCTTCGGAACTATTGAGCCTAAAGATAGGCGCGGAGGATTGACAAATGAATACTGCCATATCATAACCCGGATAATGACAAGTGAGCGTGGTGCCGATAAATTGGGCACTATCGTGAGCCTTGGAGGAGAAAACGCAGAAACACATTTTAGGAAGAAACTGATTCCCGCCTGGAATAGTTGGTATTTATTCCTTAAGCCAATTTGGAAGGGTGGAATGAATGTGGTCAAACAGTTAGAATTTACCGCTTCTATGCCCACAGACATCGAAACTCTTGATTGCATGATAAACTATACCGAATCAGCAGAAGACCTCGCTAATGACGGAAAAATGATACTTGCGGCAGGATACGACGAACAAGGTAAAGGAAAGAGAACCGGAAATGTACAAACACGTTGGCAGATCAACAAAGAAACAATGTCTCTTGGTGGCGGATCAAAGATTATCGGATTCTGCATGCACCCATCCACGGTAGAACAAATGAATGAGGGTGGGGCAGATTTTAAGGAGATGGCAGACAGTTCAAATTTTTACCAGAGAAAAGCTGACGGACAAACAACGTCTGGATTATCCCTTTGTTATATGCCAAGTTCGTTTTGTTTGGAAGGATTTATTGATGCATGGGGCAATCCTGTTTATGAGAAACCAACTCCAAGACAGATTCAGGCAGGTTTCGAAAGCAGAATTGGGAGCTCGGCTTATATTCGGAATAAACGCAAGGATTTAAACGTGCCCGATGATCCGAAGAAGATGAGTGACCTAAAGAGTTTTGTCCGTAAATTCCCCGAAGACTACGATGAGTGCTGGACAGGAGTATCGGGACAGTTGGGGCTTGATAACGACAAGCTCAGAGAAAAAATTATCGAACTTGAAAATAAATCTCAATCCAAGCGAGGTAATTTCTATTGGATTGACAAAGCGCACTATATTGTTGGGTTCAACGAATGTGCAGATGGTCGATGGGTGATTTCCTACGAGATGCCTTATGGAACAGCAAACAGGATGTCGTCAATGATGGATTACAGTGCGATTGAAGATGATGAGATACTTGTAAACCGACCTGCTGATCCTAAATTTATCGTAGGATTAGACCCTGCTCAATTTTCGAATAATGCAGAAGCAGTTCATATTAAGGGCGGTCATACTAAAAAATCTGACACCGGTATCTGTGTTTTACGCAAACGCGATAAGGAAATTGATAAGTCCGATAATCCCGCAGAATGGACAACAAGACAGATTGTGGCATTCTTTCGGGAAAGGCTATCTTCATCCATAGAAGCTGCAAACGAGGCTTTAATGGCAGCTATTTACTATGGAGGATTGATACATTGTGAGCGCAACAGATCAGAAGTATGGGAAAGATTGATCGAATGGAGAATGGGCGGATACCTGAATTATGACGTAGAAATATCTGCACAGGGAGACATGAGAAAGGCTGCAAAACCGGGAACTCACATGGGACCAGAAAATAAAAAGGATGGATTCGCATTATTAGGAAATTTTATTACATTTCACTCACGAATTCAGAAGGTCAAAGAGTGGATGAAAGAAGCTGATGAAATATCCTCAATGGAACAGCTTACCGGGTATGATGGACTTTCTGCTGTGATCGAGGCATTATTTGGGGATGAAAGCCCTTATGCTGAGATCATGTCGAAAGATTTCGGTGATTCAGATGAGGTATTTAGCTTAGGCGCAACTACTTATAACTATTGATCATGGCAGTTATTAAGACTAACGAGAAACTAAAAGTTCAAAAGGAAGCCCACTACAAAGAAGGGTCATTCGTCTATCCTGATCAAAATATCCCTGTCGATAAAAAGACAGAAGAGTACCATAAGATGTGGTGTGAGAAAATTTACAACCTTCACCTGAACGGGAGAACATGGATGACTACTGCTACCCGAAATACGATTGAAGAAAACCGCAGATGGTCAAATGGAACTCACGACACAAGATTTGCAGTTGATTTAATATTTGGCACAAGTAATGATCCTACTCCTGAGAGCGCCTTTGATGCAACAGGAAAGGATGTACGCGACATTAACGGACAGACTCCATCATCAGGAAGAAAAGCTTGGGCGAACTTGGATTTATCGCCCGTAAGCGTTGCCCCAAAAATCAAGACTAAAATAAATGAGCACAGCCGGTCTATGTATTACGAAATGGCTGTTCGTGCTATTGATTCATTCTCGATCAAAACTGAGGAATCAGAAAAATATAAACTTTGGTTTTATAAAGAAAATCAGAAATGGGTTGATTCCCAAATGGCAGCAGCAGGTATAGGTGTATCCGAACCTGACTTCATGCCCCGCAATCTTGACGAATTAGAACTTTATGCCGCTAATGGTGGTATCAGGGTGCCGTATTCGATTGCGATGGAAGATTTGATTAAGCACACCTTTGAAATTTCTGATTGGGATAAAGAGGTTGCAGAAAAGGTTAAGGATGATCTTTTGACTAATGGTTATGCAATTATCAGGGAGAGATTCGACAGAGAGATTAACCGTGTTGTTGTTGAGTATAAGGACATCGCACATTCGGGGATGCAGTTTTCTTCAAGGAAATCATTTAAGAACTCGGAATTTGGGTACGACAATGATTTGATCGAGATATCTGTTATCCGGCAACGATTGGGTTTATCATGGGAAGACGCATCAGCATTGGCAAGGTCTTATGCTGGGCAATACGGAAACCCTACCCAGGATAGATGGGAAAACTACAATAAACAAGTTGGAGAGGGATCATCATCTTATGCAAGTTTTGACGCCTTTAAGATACCGGTATTCAGCACAGAATGGATTGATATTGACAATGAGCAATACCTGAGATTTACTGATCAGTTCGGAAGAAGAAGAGAAAAAGAATATCGCGGAGAAGTACATGATGACGAAACATTAATGGATAATCAGATCAGGTACGTCCGTAAATGTTCGTGGGTAGTCGGTACTGATTATGTATTTGATTGGGGTAAAAGTGAATATATCGCCAAGGATAAATTTGGAATGCCAAGGTTGAGTTATCGCGGTGTTATGCTGGCAACTACGCCGATTATTGTACAGATTAAGCCGTTCTTGAAAGGATTTCAATTGGCATGGATTAAGGCACAACATGCAATCGCACAGGCAATAGCCAATGGATTTGCTGTTGATGTGGGTGCATTGAAAGAAATATCCATCGGTAAGGATAAAAGTTGGGATGCGCTTGAAGTGTTAAAATTCTACAAACAGAGTTCATTTCTGTTATACAAGAAAAACAATTCACTATCAGGCTTTGGGAGATCAGCTTCACCGCCGGTTATTCCAATAAATAATTCATCTCACGAAAACATTCGCGCTCAATTCGAGGCAATGTCAAAAGAGTTGTCGTTAATTGAAACCACTTCTGGAATTTCAGGAATCTCGACAGGAGAACAGGCTGACCCGAACGTAGCCAAATTCAACATGCAGATTTCGGTTCAGGGCACTAATGAGATTATCAATAATATCGTCAGGGCAGTGACCGATTTACAGGAAGATGTTTCGGTAAATGTATGCTACCGGATCAGGCAGTATTGTCATTTGAATAAAGTCATAGCAGATTCTTATGCCGAGGTAATTGGAGAAACAAGAATGAAGGCCGTACTCGATGCAGAAAAGAATCATGTATCTTATGGCATAACCATTGAGGCTCAGGACATTACGGAAGAAAAAAGAAATATTATGGCGATGGTGCAGCAATTTATGGCACCTAATCCCGATGGAAGTCCAAGTAATATAGCAGAGGGAATTCATATAATGGACATGATTCATCAGCGCCAAAATCTGCGCCGTATTGGAATGGTGCTTGGATATATGATGGAAAAGAAATCCGAAAAGCAACAGGCAGCCAAATTAGAGGCTATCAAGGCTCAGAACGACCAATTGAAACAGCTTGAAGTAATGAAACAGCAGGCCGCCAAGCAGGATCAAGATTACAATATGGAATTTTTAAATCGTGAGTGGTGGAGTCAATTTACTGTTAAGTGGGGAAAAACACCTGATCAAATGCTAGGATTAGGCAGCATGCCTCAACAAGGCGCACAAGGGTCGCCTCAGCCACAAGAACAACAAGCACAACCGGCAGAAATGCCACAACAAATGATGACGCAACAAACTTAAAAATAAATTTATGCCAGGATTAGAAGATTATTTAAACAATCTCGGAACCCAAACCGAAACAGAAGTATTGGAGCAAACCGGGGAACAGGTCGAAGAACAGACTGAAGAAGTTGTCGAACAGACCGAGGAGCAGGTTCAGGAAACTGAAGCCGAAGTAGTAGAAGAAATTGCACAGCCGGAAGTTGACATCGACAAACTTCCCGTAGAAAAGAAATTAGCCATTGCCAGTAAACTGTTTGGCATGGAATTTACCACAGAAGCCGAGGTAGAATCATTTAAGGCTAAGTTCTCGAATCTGGAATCAGCGCAGAAACATATCGAACTTATTCCGAAATTAGTCGAAAAAATCAAATCATCTCAAAATATCCTCTCGTACTTCCCTGATGAGGCAGCCTATAAAGTTGCCCAGCTCAGTAAAAGCGAAGAATACAAGGGGAAAGAAGCTGTTATAAGCAAGGTGTTACACAGTAACATCGCTGAATTACCGTCACTCGAAGTGTTAGAACTTGCTGCAAGATTAGATGCCCCGGTAGGTGCCAGAAACCCGCTAAGGTTGAAATTACGCAGCATGGGATTAGACCCGGATAATGTAACTGAGGGATACGATTCTTTGTCAGAGGATGACAAGGATCAAATCGATTATGCCGCAGCCGCAGAAAGAAAGGTTTTATCCAAACTTGGAGGTGATATCCAGATACCCGTCAGTGGGGATACCGATATTTTAGCAGAATACGAGCAGGAAAGTTTGCGCAGCAAGGAGGACTTAGCTGCAAAGCGGACGAATCTTGCCCCTATAAGCAAGGCATTGGCAGCCGACCTGAAAGAACTGGAAATTACAGATGGATTCAAGTACGTTCTCGACATGAATTCCGAGGAACGCAAAGAGTACGAAGATTTTATTTCCGACACCATTCTGTCAGGTGAGTACGACTTATCGACAGAAAGAGGTAAGGCTGAATTATGGGAAGCTGTTCAGGATTTAGCTTACGTGAATAATCGTAAGAAGATTTCTGTGGCCCACGAAAAATTCATTCGGGAACAAGAACAGAGTGCCTTTCGTCAGAAGTCTAACAATGCAAGCCCGATCAAAAAAGACGAGCCTGCACCAATTAAGACTACGGAAGCCAAGCTGAGTCCGCAAGCTCAGGCAGTCATGGAAATGATTGAGGAAAGACGTTAGTTATTAATTTAAAACTTATTTTACTATGAGTACACCAAAAGGCCCCGCAGTCGTATCACACGTAGGGCAGGGCGCATACACCGAAGCTTGGCGTGAGGATTTCGCCATTAATGATACTTCTCTTGCTCCTCAGTATTATGGAGAAGTAATCCAACCCTACGGAGGTTTAACATTCTGGGATGCACAAATGGCTGCCGGAAGAACCATCGATATCTCTACCCGTGAAATGACCGTTTTGACCAAGGGTTATTTTCTTGACACTATTGATGTGAAAACGCAGATTGAAGCCGCCGGGGCTAATGCGTCTTTGACTCTTTTGTCAACAAAAAATATCCTCCGTGTAGGATTTGTTGTGCATATTCCTGCAAAATATATGACCTCGGCAGAAATTCCGCAGTCGTATCGTTGTACTGTTAAAACTTATGATACCGACCATTGGGTTCACACCTTGGTTCCGCTTCTTGCCGGACAGCAGTTGGCAGTAGCCATTCCTGTAACTCAGGAGTTGGTAGTCGGAGGTTCTATGTTTGCAGCCGGAACTCAACAGCCTGCCGGTTTGATTGACCAATTCTACTCTCAGAAATACAATACCCGTATTATGAAGGAAACCATAAACTACGAGGGTGGACAGGGCGCATTGAAAGAACTTGATGCAATCGCTTCTCTGGGTAATTTAAAGGCACGTTCTCGTCTCGATGCACAGCTTCGTTTACGTTATCAGTTGAGTGATGCCGCACTTATGGGTTATAAGATTACCCACTCAGGCGGATGGACCCAGGCTAACGAGCAGGGTGAAGCAAATGTTGTTCTGAGTAATAACGGATTACTGCCTACCATGATTGCTGAATCGATGAAACAATATTATACCGGTTCGTTTACCGAGGATAATTTTGACATCATCCCATTCTTGCTTGCATCTCAGGGTGTAGCAGGGCAATCAGGCATGTTCCTTATTGGAAACGAATTAGGACTTGGCGTTGAAAATGCTACCTTGAATATGGTTAAAGAATATTCAGGCGGAACCGACCTGTACACTAAAATGCAGGGTATTGGATTCGGCGTATCTCAGATCACGAAAAATGGGTTCACTACCCGTATTGTTCGCATTCCTGAGTTCAGCAATCCAAAACTGTACGGTGCTGCCGGTTATAACTTCGAGTCTCTTGGAATGATCTTCCCTGACGCTAAAGTTACTGCAACCATCAATCAGGGTCTTCCTAATGGCTCTATGCTTGCATCCAAGACTGCTTCTCTTTCTAACTTTACCCTTGGCTTCCTGAATTATGGCGGAGAAAATCGCCGGTTAATTACGGGTGATAAGGCAGGCGTAAACGGATGGGGAATTCCATTCTCTTCTGATTGGGATAACTCTTCGGAGTACACCCTTACCGAAGCTATGAATATCTTTGTTAATATGAATCAAACCATTCTCGTTCTGAGAACTGACGTTTGATCTTAATATTGATCTAACTTCTGCCGGTGGGTTACGACTCACCGGCTTTTAACTACCTTTAAAAAATAAATTATGGCTATTTACATTGATGGTGTTCAGTTGGTTCCCAAACAAAACGGAACTTCGATGGAAAGAAAATATTACTCTGACTTGCAGGAGCTAAAAAAACTCTTTGATAAATTCAGAAAAGGCACCACGCCGCCGGTACTGTTGTTTAAACGGGAATGGTCAAGGCAGTGGAATGAGAGTAAAACCTCATGGAAACCATGTCCTCCAATGGCAATCCCGCTTCGGGCAAGTTATTACGACAGTGGATTCGACGGGATACAGGGTGCGGGTGCAATCGATATTCGATATTCAGCATCACCTCCTGAAAAGACAAACGGAAGATTACGCTGGAATGAGTCGCATGAGAAAATCTACGACATTTATTCTATTGACGAAAAAAACACGGATAAAGCATGGTTCTTCTTCAAGGCATCAAACTTCTTTGACAAGGGTATTTTAAAGCTCGTTGACGAGGATGTTGAGATTCAGGCAAAATGGGATACAATGGCATTGCAAGCTGATGTAGCTATTGCCCTGAGAAATATCTCGGAAGATGAACTCGCACAGGTATTCGTTTATTTCCTTGACGGTAAATTCAGCTACGACGAAGCTGCTCCAATAAGGGCAAACTCAATGCGTATTTGGGACTTGGCTATATTGCAGGCAAAGAATGGCAATGCGGAGGCTATGAACTCGCTTAAAAAGGCGTTGGATAAGGTTATTAAACCCGAACCTGTTGCTAAAGACGGCTCGATCATCATTGACGATGTGGAATACCCGATACTTCCGTTGCCTGAAGGATGGACTTTAAAAAACATCATGCAGGAAGCCGAGAATTACGGGATCGAACTGCCAAAGAAAATACTGAAAAATGAAATTAAGTATTCGATATTGCAGGCAAAGTTAAAACTGCTCGAAACAGCACAATAAACTATGACAAATTTTAATCTATACCGGTTATTGAACCTGATTGTAAATAAGGATATTTACGCAAATGCAATTTCAGGGGAAGAGTTTGAGCTTCAGTTAAAAGCGAAGAACATTCTTCTGTTTACCTCAAAATTGCCAAGTGATAAGTCTTTAAATACACAGCAAATAGGCGTTGGTGTAACGAGGATGTCACAACACGACCTGTCTCCATTTTTGATCGATGATTTTTACGCCGTATCAAATATTGGGATGGTAGATATTCCGGGTCTGTATTACGTCGAGAACTTTTATTCTCCGACTAACGCCCACGGTTCCAGCGAACTTATTTCATTACAGGAAGTATCTGGCAGATTGAAAAGCTATATTAAACCCCCGACAGCTACCGACCTTGTAGTTTATGTAGTTGCCGGTGGTTTGAAAATACTGAATGTTGCGTCCGGGAATATCCACGTTTTAGGATACCGGTTACCAACAGATCCGGTATTCGTTTTGACAACCAATGAAGGCACTTTAGAATTGGAGTATGATGAAACTGCATCTACCGAGCTTGAATGGAATGATGGCTGTAAGTTGGATATTTTACATCTGATTTTGCAGGATATGGGAGTGACGATCGAAAGACAGGAAGTTACTCAACTAGCTAATAAACTAATCGTAACCGGTAAATGATCAAGGGCGCACTCATAGAAGCAGTACAGTTTGAGATCAACAAGCAGGGTCAGACGCAGGACTCCCTCAAACAATCTCATCCTAAAGACATTGAATATCAAATCAGTTTGGCTTATTCGTCCATGCTGAAACAGTATTTTACTGATCCCCGGAATCTGATGACAACCGACTTTGATTTTTACAGCAAGAAATACACATTACCCGTTGCCCAGGATTCAGCTATACCGGCATTAAGACACGTAACGCTAACCGCACTTCCATTTGAATTACCCGATGGAATGGGAGTAAGATCGGTTCGTCCTCTTGGCGGGTATATATCCCTCGATAGAACGACCGAAGATGCAATGGACACTTACCGTTTACTCGAAGTATTCAGAACCGGAGACGGGATGTATTACCTGAGTGGACCGATGATATTTTTGGTTTACACCTCAGCTAAAATGAAGTTGATTTCAAGCGTGGTAGTTAAAATGATTCCGCACTTTGAAGATTTGGCAATGACAGACAATATTGAATTTCCTATGGGTGAAGCAGAAGCGATTAAGACTGTTCTGCAACTTGTAGGTATTCGCCCGACAGACAGTGTTAATGACGACGTTAAATAATAAATTATGCCCGATAACTTTGTATTGCTCGACACTGTGGTAGCTTCAATCCTACTTGAAATCGGAGATGAGGCAAATAAGAGATACCAGCTAAAAGCTCGTCAGTGGGCATTGGATGAATATCGCAGGATTAACGTACATCTATCTGACGTTTATTACGAGCGCAAAGCTGAGATCGACGACAATAATACCGGGCAAATTCCTGACGAATCAGTTAAATTAATCACAGTAGGAATTTACAGAAATGGGGTATTTGATCCGTTTGAAAAGTTACCTGACATGCAGGTAAGGCCGGAAGACATGAGCGATGGAATTTACGACAGTAAAAGTATCTTCCCAATTAATCCCGATCAAGTCTTAACAGGCGGAGGCTATTGGAAGGAAGATCGGGAGCATTCGAGGTTCTTTGTTCGTAATTTCAGGCAGACAAATAACGGAATTGAAGACACAACTTCAGTCATTCGAAGCAAGGTGGTAATCAGGTTCCGAACAACCGGACTGAACTTAGGCGGTGACATATTTATCCCTGCCGAGGCAAGAGATTTTATCGTTGCTTCTGTTGCTCATAAATTCATGGCTAAGAGTATTCCTGTCAGAGTTACCAATATGGTGCTCAGGGATGATCAAGCCCAAGTTGATAAGTTCCGGGAGGATTATATGGCGCTGCTTTACGAACCCGGAAACATGTACGAAATCAGGGACGCTCTTTTCGGGCGGACTTAAATATAATTATTATGGCAAAGAAAAAAGTGACTCAAAACGAAGTTGGGACAAAAGTTTTAATTACACCAAAATCTGCACCTAATCCTATCGCCGAAGATGCGGTGGTTAAACCTATTACAGTTGAACCTACACCCAAAGTTGATACAAAACATTTCGGTAAGGCTTATGCGGTTCAGATTAAAGACGGCAAAGTTGTTGCAACAGGATTATCTTACGGGCAGGCAACCGCCAAAATTGCATCCCTCGAAGAACACGACAAGTCCATTAAAGGAAAGTATTGGAAATCAGGATTTTACAAGATCATTGAAGATTAATATTCACTGTTGACACCCTAATAATATGTCACTCAAAGCCCAAGTAGCGCCCCTCAGTCACGCCATAGATACAGATTCAGGCGACAAATACATAGATACGTCGAGAGGTTGGGTGCGAGATAGACTAAACTTGCGCCCTAATGAGCTTGACGGAAATTCTCTGTTCAATAAGAAGCTAAAAGGAAATGTTCTTGCAGACATGACTTTGCCTGCCGGAGTAAACAAGTGTATTGGGTGGACTGCTGACTATAAGACTGAATCACTGATTTGGTTCGTATTAAATAGCTTGGGGGATCATTCTATTTACAGATACTTTGTAAATACCGATACAGTTCAGAAAGTGTGGTATCCCCTTGGAGGATTCAATCCTGAATTAGAATTTGAGGATGCAATTATAAAGGCATCTGTGGCTGACGGGAGATTGTATTGGATAAATGGCTCGCAACAGCCAAAGTCATTCAATATTGAGAAGGCTGTAAATTTTACTAATTCGCTTGATGGAGATTCTTATACGGCAGATGACATGCCTGCCAAAGACATTATCTTCCCGTTAATTAAAAGACCACCTCAATTCGCGCCGGAGGTGGCTTATACGAGCGTCACCGAAGAGGCCGGACTAACCGTGAACTTCAATAACCTTCGGGGAAAACTATTCCAATTCAAGTATAATTTTGTTTACGAGGACAATCAGGAATCAGCCTATTCAGAGATCAGCAAAGTTCCGCTACCGGAAGGAGACTTAACATCTACCGGCGAATGGGTTGCTGATTTTTCAACAAATAATGCCATAAAGGTTTCGTTATTAACTGGAAACCATCTAGTTAAAAAAATCAACATAGCGGCCAGGATTGCGTCAGAACAGAATACGGGAGAATTCAATATTTTCAAAATAATTGATCTTCTGGACAGCGATAAGACAAGAATTATAGAAGAAAATTCGGCCTACGAGGTAACATTTTTAAATAACGAGTACATACGCAACATCAATACGGAAATAGGAACCCGGTATTGTGATGATGTTCCCTTGTGTGCAGGCGACATATTGCTTTTGGATGGCAAATATTCTGCCATGTCCATGCCTACAAAAGGGTATGATTCTGTTACCGGGAGACTGGAATTAACACATTCATTTGAGAACCTTGATTTTGGTCAGTCATACATTTCCTTGCCATCAACCGTCATCACATCGACCAGAACTCGCGCAGACCACAGGGTGACATTTCCTTCCCCGGCAACGCTTAATTCAACCTACCGGATAAGGGTTAAGTTTGGAGATGGAACTTACATTGATGCGACATACCCGGTATTGGGTGCCGACCCCGGCATTGAGGCTATAAGGGATGCCATCTATGGTTCCCTGTTTGGCAACGACAGGCTGGCGCACGGTCAGGTATCCGAATATGGAACAGATGGAATAAATATCACCGTAATTAGAAGTCCCGGGGTGTCCGACGTAACAGGATTTACGGCAGAAATAGAACTTAGTTCCATAGCATCTGCCATTTCATTTAAGCGCGGGCAGTATCATAAGTTTGGAATTGTATATAATGACGAGTTCGGAAGATACAATATTGTCAATAATGACACTACTATATTTGTTCCCTATCCTGTACTTACAGACAATTACGACCAGGTGTCAAAAATATCATGGTCAATATTCAATCGTCCGCCAATAGAAGCAGCATCCTATCGATTCGTATATCAGAAAAATATGAGTTATACCTACTTTTTAGATATAGTGGGAGTTGAGTTTGTATCAGGAGGTACAGGAGGAGTACCGGCAGGACATACGTTCTTAAAGATAAATCAGGCAATTAAAAAATACAAGGACGATAACAACAAGACTATTATTTCTGACTATGTATGGATTAAGGGAGACAGAGCAAAGATGTTTTATCAGTCTGGCAGAATCGGAAGTACAATCAGCGATTTAAGTTATGAAATTACAGGGCCACTCGTAAGAGAATACGATAACCTCGGCCCTGATCCCGATCCTGCTAATCCCAAATTAAAGGAGAGCGGATTTCTGGTGGATGGCATTATAGACAATGTTTCTGGCATAGAAATATATCGGCCAAACTTTGAATTTGAAGGTAATATCCTATATGAAACCGGAGATAGTTTCCCAATACTTGATGCAGGAACCGCCATAAGGAGACATTCCTCAAACAATATTATTCAATCCGATGACTTAACCACTCCCGCGTCAGGTTATTTTACTTTCGGAGACGTGTATATGAGGAATCGAAAAACCACAGACGGATCTATCGTCGTAGAGGACTCATCCTACTCGGATTTCTATGTTTCGAATTGTATGAATCAGGGTCGTGCAGTCATAAAGATTGCCGGCGAAGTCAAGCAGAAAGAATTACATCGTGTAGTCCGTTCTGAAAATTACATCGAAGATTCAGAATACAACTTACTGAACGTATTTCTTGCCCAGACCCCATTTTTAACCCTAAGCCAATCTTACGGCAAAATAACCGGAATGCGAGAGGTTGGCGAAGTATTAAAGGTTATACAGGAACATAAGGAAACGTCGGTTTACGTGGGCAAAACTGCCATAAAACAGGCTGACGGATCAAACCTTACTGTTATCTCTGATCAGGTGTTTGGAACGATCAATAAAGCTGAATCATTACATGGCACATCATACCCGAGGTCGACTGCATCCAACGACCGGAACCTGTATTACTTTGACCAGACTACCGGAGATTTTATTAGAAGTTCTCCAAACGGGCAAATGTCACTATCAGAATATTACAAGTTGAATACTAAATTCAAGGCAAAAGCTGACGAATTAAGGAATTCTACAAATTATACTGATGTAATTGTTGCAGTTGATTCTAAATATGAAGAAGTTTTAATTACATTTATCAACGGAAACGAAAGCGAAACCTATGCGTTCTTCGAAAAGGAAGAATTGAAAGGATTCATTTTCAGGGCAGAAATCAAGCCCCACGTTAACTGTTCTGATAATTTTGCTTGGTATGGAGACAAATTATTTTCGTTTTATCAAGGCAAGTTGTGGAAGCACAATATTGGCAATCCGAATGAATTTTATGGGGATACCAAGACGCCAAGCATATCATTTGTGGTTAATGCGGGTGCCGGAGATGCCAATAAGTTTTCGAATATCGAGATGAGCAGTCCTGATAACGTTTGGGATGTTCAGTTCGATATTGCAGCAGGAACTAATTATCCTGTGCAGAAATCTATTTTAAGACCTGCAATTATTAGGACAAAAGAAAACAGGCTGTATTCCCCGATACTGAGAAACATTTTAGGACGTAATGGGGTGACCGAATTAAACAGGTTGTATAACGGACAGGAAATGACCGGAGAAACAATGACAGTTACCATTACCTCGGATGACAGTATAGGTGATTATACATTGAAAGAGGTAGAGATTAAGTTTTTAACATCAAAATAGCGCGCAATGGATACAATGACATTACTTGCCTTAGCGCAAGGAGTATTTGGGATAGGACAAAAGGTGGTATCAGGAATTCAGGCATCAAATGCTAAAAAGAATTTCACTCCATACCAGATTCCTTCGTCCGTAAATATGATGCTCGATAAGGCTAATCAATTAGCTTCCCAGACCAACATCCCTGGCGCAGATATTTATCAGTCCAAGGCAAGAAGTAATGCGTCTCAAACGATTGAAAATGCACAGCGAACGGCAGGGTCGTCTTCTGATGTAATGGGCGTACTTCCAGGAGTACAGAATAACTTGGATAATTTTTACAAAGATATTGCTGCCAAGGGTTCGGAATTTTATCAACAGAATCAGGCACAGCAACAGCAGGCATTAAATACTTTCGGGCAGTACGAAACTGAAAGATGGAGACAGAACGAATACCTTCCATACATTCAGGCATTACAAACTTCATCTATGACCGGACAGGCAGGAAATCAGAATATAGGATCAGCTATCGGAGCAGGTATGGCAATCGGAACGGCTAAGTGGGAAAAGGATGCGCTGAATAAAGAAAAGGAACTTTGGAAATTACAGCATGGATTAGATGGGGCACAGGCAAACGTAAAGGATATGTTTGCAGGGCAGTCCCCTTCATGGATGAATAACGCAGCAAATGGCGCTCAATACAACCCGAACAGTTATGTGAATCAATTTGAGCAAACTCCCGAATGGGCTATCAATGCGGGAAATCAGGTAAAATATAATCCCCCAAACCACTAACGATGGCAAACTTCATGGATACCGGCTCAGGTCTTCCGCCAACGGCAACTCCGTTTGCAATGGACTTAGCTACCCCGATCATGGCGATTACACAGAACATGATTAAGAGCAGGAAGCAGGAAATAGCAGCAGAAAAGGCTACGATCAGTGAGAATGAGGCTATGATGCTAAAGGCTATGGATTTTGAAACCGTACAGGGCTTGTCGGATAAAATTCAGGAAGATCACGTTCAGGCAGTTCAGGATATGACCGATAAATATGCTGAAAAATACAAGCAGTACGATGGTAAATTTCCGACTACCGTAATACTTGAAATGAAAAGGGATCAGCGGGAAATGGAAACAGATATTGCCAATAAAAAGGCAAATGTATTAGCCTATGCCGAATTATGGAAGAAATTGCAAGACCCAAAGGCTAATGACTATATGGATGTTGAGACTACGGCTGCTAATATGGCAAAATGGGCACAGGATGGAAATATCGGCAAGAGTACATTAGGATTAATGAAACTTCGTGATTGGACGGGAGCACAGATCGTAATGGCTGACGATGGCAAAATGCTTGATGATATCAGTAAACGATTCAACGAAAAAATGGCTTATGCAAAACCGGGAGAAAAGGAACAGATTATTGAAACATTCGGTAAAGAAGCCGCTGATGCTGCAAAAATAATCCTAGCCAATAAGAGGCTAAATACTCCCGATAAAATAGCAGACGCACAGAAATTGGTTGATATCAGGCTTAGGGATATTACTAAGGAAAAATACATCAGGGCAAATCAACCGAGATCGGGTGGAAAACAAACTGATCCAAATGATTATATTGATGCCAATAAGGTCATGCAGGCTACTCTTTATGGAGATTCGGGCTCACTTGATAATTACGTGAATAAAATAGGCGGTTCTTCAAGATCAAATCCGGCTTGGGTAAAAGATCCTACTACCGGAAGGATGAAAGGTTCTGTAACTATTTTTATGCCCAATGGAGATCAAAAAAGAATACCCGTATTGGATGCGAATTCATCCGAGGAAGAAGTACGTGCAGCAAAATTAGCATATAACTCGATGTTGGCACCTATCTATCAGGTAAAGAAGCCTACTAACATCAAGACAGAACAGCCATTAATTGATCCCGTGAAAATTGATGCGCCTCTCGAGAATGCCAATATTGCGAACTTATTGTCGAAAGACAATAGGAAGAAAGAAATGCCGAGCGTAGACGAAAAAGGTAATCCTATGAAGCCTACCGATCCCGGATATGAATCTAAGCCCGGATATAAAAGAGCAATTGACGCGTTAAGCGCTGACTTGGACCCGGCAAAATACGAGGTCAGAAAAACTAGCGTGATATGGGGAGATATGGGTAAAGGTTCAAATAATATTGAAATAATCGACAAAACCAACCCAAGCAATCCCGTGTCTCATGTTTTTGATTGGACTAAGCCGGAAGACGTAAAGGCACTTCTTAAATTCCATAAAGAAAATTCCATCTCGGAAACCAATTATAAAAATGCGATTGAGTTGAAGGATGGGAAGAAGGCTGAGCCTACGCCAAATACTGCACCAAAGCCAAAAGAAGTTGATCCACTAGGAATATTATAAGCTATGCCAGATAAATTATCATACAGCGAGTTTGCATCAAAAATCAAGGCAAAATATCCTCAGTATGAATCTTTGGATGACAATGTTTTGGTTAAAAAAATAGTGGATAAATACCCACAGTACAATGAATCCGTGGACACTACCGGAATGGCAAATCAGCCCATAATTGATCCGAAGGAGATCGCACCTGCCTCAATGGACACTTCTACTGATGCTATTGCAACTCCAGCCCCTATTACAACAAAAATAGAATCTACGCCACAGAAACCGATAGATAACTCTAATTATTATCCTTCAAATTCTCTTTATAGGAGTACGGATGAAATGGATAATTCTGACCCACAGCCAATAATTAAGGAAGAACCTGTGCGTCCTTTGATTAAGCCTAACGACAAAATAACAACGGCAGTTCCAGTTAAAGGGAAAGCGCTTCCAATGCCAAATTATATTGGCGTAATAAGCACGGATACAGCAGATTCGTTCGCTGATTCTGTTGTAGGGAAATCTTATAAATTAGGGGCTAAGGGTGTTGGTAATGATTCGATGTATGGCAAGACTAAAGTCACAGAAAGTGATTGTTCAGGTGCCGTAATCGCATCCCTGAACAAAACCAATGGTTTAGGGTTAGACCCCATAACCACGAGCGCATCAAAATTAAGTACACTGACTACTGTAAAAAACATACCCGAGGATAAATCTAAGGACGGGGATGTAATATTCTTCAAAACAAACGGGTCATCCATCGACCATGTTGGCAGAATTGTAGTTGATGGCAACGGAAATAAATTTATTGCAGACTTATCATCCACGTACAATCAAGGGACTATTACTCCGTTTGAAACTAGAATCGAGAATATTAAAAAAGACAATCCTGATTTAAAGTATCAGATAGAATCATTTAATAAAGACAGGACTATAGCTCAACCGATTAAATCAACGCTTGATGCCGATATTTCCCATGCGCAGAACTTAGTATCTACCGCCGCAAATCAGGCTCAAAATAACGTCTTAGAGAGCGCGTTTCAGGAAGGTGGGGCATTGTCACCTACAAGCCCAATGTATCCTAAGATCGTCGATTTTAAGGCTAAATACGCAGCCGCAGGAGACAATACGGCTATGCAGCAAATAGCTATATCGGATGCACAGAAAACAACCATGTTCTCTCCTGAATATTTACAGAAAATTGCAAATTATGTACCGACTTCGGCAGGAATTACTCCTGAAGGTGGCGGAAATGATACGACATTAAAGAAAGATGGTAGTACTAAAACCACTTCTGATGCGCTTGAATTTCAGGCAAGAAGTTTTACTAAGTCAGTTATTGGTTCAGCTACTCAATTCATGGCGTTAATGCAAGACCCGACAGCCGGAGCAAGGTTGGCTGCACCAATAGTTTCCAAATTAACCGGACAGCCTGCATCTGTAACTTCAGCATTAGTAGCTACAAGTCCAATAGGAGAATGGAGACAAAAACAACAGGAATCAGATATTTGGCTAAAGAATTATAATCCAAACTCACTTGAAGATATCGCAGCATTTGGAGTTGGAGTATTAGTAGACTTACCGATATTCTCGGGATTTGGTAAAGTTGGAAGCACACTATGGAAGGCAGTTCCCGCCGCAATGGAAGGCGCAAGGGCATTAAGTTCAGCTACAAAGATATTGGCAGGTGCCGGAGACGCAATGAGTAAGAAACTTTTACTCTCAGGGGTAAAGGGAGAAGCTGCTGATTGGGCAGTCAAAAATGCAATAATGAATATCGGGAACCAGGTAGGTAGTACCATGCTCGGATCAGGAACAGCACTTGCCGGACATGCAGCAACTCAGAATGTATTATCACAACTTGAGGCCGGTAAATCTATTGGTGAAATCAACTTGGAAGAAACCATTAAAAGCGGAAAGAATCCGATGCTACTTGGTATGGCAGTTGGGCCGATGGGATTATTATCTTCCCAGGCAGGGAAATACGCTGCTTCATTTACGGATAAGCCATTACTTCAGATTGCATTAGATAAAGGAATAAAGCTTGCAGGGTTCGAATCTGAGGTTGCAGCATTCACTATTGGCGGAAAGATGCTTGAAGGAGATAAAACTCCTACGACATGGCAGGATTTCGCAAAAAGCAACCTGATGTTCGGGATGATGCATAAATATGGAGTTGGTGGACTTAACGAGAACCCGCTATCTCGCAGACCCGAATTGGCATACGACAGATATAATAGCTTCTCAAAAACAGGTGTAACTCTCGATGAATTAAACGCTTCGGGATACGCCACTAAAGAAGAGTTATGGAAAGCCGTAGAAGAAAGAAAATTTAATTTAAGCGACAAGAATATTCCCGCAACACTAAAGGTAAAAATTGCCTATGCCCTTGATCCAAACGGAGAAGGCACAAGAAATCTGATCACAGGATTTGATTTAACCGATAATGCAGTTACCGCAGAGGCTAAGACTGAAAACGGAATATCAAGGATTAAAACTTTTGATAAGGATGGAAACTTACTTGAAGTAGCTACATCGGCTAATCCACAGGAAATTTCAGATCATCTTCAAACCGTACTTGACGCAATACGCAGGAAGGAAGCAATTAATTTCTCCAATACTCAGGAAGGATTTTTCGAAACCACCAAAGAATTACGCAAAAAGGGAATTGGCATAAATCTTCAGGGCGGATGGAATAAAAGCCCACTCGAAAGAACGGATGAAGAAACAACTTACGTAGAAAGCGTTTTAACTGCAATCGGTAAGGCTAAAAAGACGGTTGATAAAGCTAAGGCAGACAGAGAAGCAGAAGCTAAGGCAAAAAAAGATGCCGAAGTAGCAGGGCAAGTGGCTACTCTCGAAGCACAAAGAGATGGAAAGGTTGCAAAGACGGAAGATCCAATTAAGGCCGATGAGATAAAAACCGACTTTAATTCTCAGATTGAGATTCTTAAAGCAAATAACAGCGAAGACAAAGAAGCTGCACTTGCTAATGCACAGACCAGACTGAATCTTCCAAAGTCACCAAAAGTAGATTTATCAGAAGATACTCAGGGCGTACTCGATAAGCTGAAAAATAACGAACCCGTTATAAATGCTGCGTTAAAAGAAGCGGCTGATGAACTCTATAAGAATTACAAGGATTTAGAGATAATGAAATCTTCTGATCTCAGAAAATTTACACTTGAACAAATCGAAAAAGAGCAAGAGCGATTAGGGAATGAGATATCTAAGTTTCAAGACGCTCAGTCAGTACAGGCAAATAAAGAGGAATTTGTAAACATATCCGACACGGAAGTAAAAAAAGTTCCCGAAAATCCAGAAGTTCCTACTGAAAATCAAACAGATATATCTAAACCTGCTGATTTAAGTTCACAAAAAGTTGAACCGAATATAAATAATGAACAAGTACTAACATCTAAAACCACTGAAAATGGCAAAGAAAGCACCAGTCAAGATGCCTCCAAAGGGCAAGGGCTGCAAGTAGAAAATCCAACAGTTGAGCCTCAGAATATCGAGGCTCCTGTTAAGCTTACAAAGGAAGAAAAACGTGCAGCAAAATTAAAAGAAGCTGATGATTTATTGGCAAAGGCTGCATCTGATATTGCTTCTTTGACCGGTGCCAAAACTTCTTTTACCGGAGAAGAAAGAGCTAGGTGGGGAACGGTTATCAAAGATGTGACTCGTGCCATCTCATTAAAACTTGGAGTCAAAGGACGGGACTTAGTTGACGCGGTTAAAAATTATTTCAAGGATAATAAAATTGAAATCCCTGATGATTTAATTGACGAATCGATCAAAGAATATAAGGACATTCAAAAAGAAGCCAAGCAGCGAATCAAAGACGAGAGAAAGCAAAGAATGAAACTTCCATCTGAATCTCCTGAAACCAAAGTTACCCTGTCGGAAATGGCAGGATTAAAGGATCAGATCAGGCTTGAATCACTATCAGCAAATAAAAGCGGTAAGTCCATTAAGGATCAATTCAAAGACCTTGGCGCACAGATCAAGGATATGATCAAGAATTACAACTCGAAGGCTGACGTAAAGAAGATTAATCCCGGGCAATACAGGTCAATTATCAACCGACTAAGTAATGCTTCCACAGATACCAAAATGGAGCACCTTCTCGATTACGTATATAATGTTCTTGATGGGGCAGAATATAAAGAAGCTGTTTGGAAAGCAAAGAACACGCTAAAGGTAATCAAGAGCTATAATCTAGGTAAGAATGCAGGTTTCGGAACAGCTAAATCTATGGTTGAAGAGATATTGAAAATCAATCCTAAGGATTTGACGGTTGAAGAGCTTGCTGATTTCAATGCAATAATTTCCAAGATCAAAACAAGGGATCAGAAAACTCCTGATTTGAATGCCGTGATTGAGGCTTACTTTCAGGTATCTCATTTTGACGAAGGTGTCATTAAAATCAAGGAAGCAAAGACTTATGCCGACCTTTTAACCAGCATGGCAAGCCTTGGCGAAAAGGTTGGAGAAATTACGAGCATGTCAGGGTATGTAAAAATGTCAAGGGCATTAGACCGGGCAAGAGTAAGGTTATCTGAACTGAATGATCAGGGATTACTGACAACTGAGGAGTTGGATTCTGCCATAAAGTTAATTGGCAGTAAGGGCGAGGATATCGCCGGAGTATCAGGCAAGCTCGAAAAAGAACTTGAAGATTTTAAGGCGGCATTCTCAAATAAGATCGTCGCAGAAAGAAAAGGCATTAATGTTCAGGATGTGAAAAGCGTAGGAGATAAAGCAAGAGAACTCATCTTTACTTTATTAAATGCAAAGAAGTCTGACATCGAAGCTCTTGATGGGGTAGACATGGATTCCTACATGCAGTTTGTAAAAAACCTGAAGGTAGATGGGTTCACTCCTGAATCGGCAATGCTTCTTGAAAAAATAAAGACTAAGGAAATCCTGCGTAAATACATGGATTCCGCCGCCGCCGTATATGAGAAATCAAAGAAGGGAAATGAATGGCTGAAAGATAAAACCGAGAAGCAGATTTATGAATACGTCAGGTCTTTAAACCCCAGGGAGTTGGAAGTTATTCTTGGAAACTTAGGCAAAAACGATGGGCTATCCCGCACGTTTTCAGATGTAGGTAACTCCATTATACAATCAAGCCGGTACAAAAAAGAAGTTGAAGAAAAATTCCTTAAAGAAGAGAAGGCTTTGTTTAAAGGACTAGGGCAAGGCAGCGTGAGTAGTACTCAAAATAAGCTCAGAGGATTCTCGGGGAAAACTAAGTATTCCAAAGAACGAGAAGAGTTGAATTACATGGGGATGATTTTGGCAGAGTCAAGTTTCCGTAGCTCTCTCAAAGATCCGTTGAGCGACCTGAGTATTCTCGATCACATGTTCGGAGAAAACTACACTGCCAATTTCAATAAGGCAAAAGACAAGGTTGAGTTCGCTGATAAAAAAAGAACGTATGATAAACTGCTTTCTGATGCAAGGGAAATTGGAGCTACTAAGACCATAGACGGAAAAGAATTATTGGACGTTCAGAGATATCAGGATCACTTAAAGATAGTTGACCCTAGGCGTTGGAACTATATTCAGGGTACAAGAAATGTTTACCAGTCCATGAACGGAATGGCCGAGGTTGCCACAATGCGAAATGGCAGGACTTACACAGACTTAGGTGAAGATTATTTCCCGTTAAAGGAATATAAGAAATCAGGATTCCTGCAATCTGATGACCTGACCCATGAATTGAATATCGGATGGACTCAGCCCAAGATGATTGCCGGCGCCACGTTTGCCAGGGAGAACAGATTATACATGATCGAAACCAATCCTAGTGTTGTCGGTAAGGCTCACTTAGACGAAATGACTCGTAACTACTTCGTGCTCCCTGAACTCAGGGCAAACAGCAATGCTATAAAAAGCGCATTCGGGAAAGTAGTCACCGATAAAAAAACCCCTATGTACACATTAGGGGTGGCATTTCAAAAGGGTCTTGTCAGTCGGACAGCATTTGTGCTTAACGGACGTAAGCGTGAGATTTATAATACAGCAGAAAAAACATACGACAGGCTTTTGGCCGCAAAAAAGAAAGCCCTTATAGCCAATCCAAACAGGATATTGGCAGAGTCAGCTTCAAATTTACTCAGGGGAGCTATTAGTGCCAAGGATGCCTTGGGTTTTTACGGAGAATACAACAGGCACCCCGTCGAATACAGTTCCATTATGGACGACTATTTTGGAGATAAACATTTCAGTAGGTGGGATCAGGACGCGAACGAGAACTTCTTTACAAGTAAAATTCCATCTGCTCTCGAGCATGGAGCTATGAATATTATTACTTTCTCCGACACACAGGTTGGAAGAAGGGTATTTTCTTCGCTTATGGCCAAGGAGTATTATGACAGAACAGGACATAAGTTTGACATTAAAAAATACAACAGTGATCCTATTTTCAGGGAGCAGGCAAGGGAAGACGTAGAACACGCAACCTCATGGGGACTGAGAAGAACTGAGGAATTATTTAACTCTAAAAATCCAATGTCTCAACCTGAGATGACCAGATTCTTTCGGCATGAGTATGACCCATCTTCGGTCATTGTAAAGACCATTGACGGGCTTCAGGGATTTAACCGTAATGAATGGTCGCAGTTTAAGATTGGGTGGTATAGGGCTACAAGGGGTGGTGATCCAAATACAAAAGGATTATCTGCAACTCAATGGATGGGGATCAGGGACATGGTTTCCATTCCAGTAAGTAACTTTTTATACATGCAAACAAGGCTTGTTACGAATGTAGGGGTAAAGTATGCGGTACAGTCCGCGACATTAGGAAGTGTTGACGCAAACACTCAGAAGCAGGCACAGCAGCTGGGTAGTCTCGATGCATGGGTAGTAAACGGAATAGCATCTATCGCCAGTCTTACGATGGGTGGAGCACAGGGATTGTACCATGAACTATTTAATGCCACATCCCTTGGACTTGACGCAGCCGGAGTTAAAAGCGATTGGATTGATTATATTCTCGGATATGCCAACGACGAATTATATATGCTCAGGACTCCGAGCAGGGGGCAGGCAAAGCAAATTATATCTTCCGTGCTCCCGGGTCCATCAGCATCTATGTTTCATGATGCATGGAGTTTGGTTGAATCAGGAAGCGCAATATGGGACGCACTAGGAAAAGCCTATGAAGGTGGGTATGTTTCCAAGGAGCAGTATTTAAAGGTCGGCAATGGGCTTAATTTGATGATGATATATTCTATGCCTAACCCGGTATCAGGATGGATTCAGGGGCAATTATCGCCCGTGGTTAATCAGAGTGCAGGTTCATCTTCGGGTGTAGGCGCAGGAACGGGTCGATTGTTATTAAGACAGCAAGGACAACAACCAATGAGATTGCCCGCAAGTAGAGGCAATAGCATGTCGAATAGACCACGATTAAGAAAAAATTAGATGTCCGCAATTAATAGAAAAATAATTATAAATTTAAACCATATAAAATTAAAACGCTATGATTTATATCGAAAACGTTGACGCCAATACTTTTAAGATGCATGGCGAGAATACAGACATTCCGGCAGAAACATATCCCAAAGATTACGAGGCAAGATCAACGAGATTATCGCTTGACGATGAGCCATTAATTACCGTTGCCCATACTCAGCTTGGAACAAGGATCGTCGTGCTTAAATCATTCGATGAGATTGAGATTGATTCTGTAGCTTTTGAAACAGCCCAGGAAGCAGTCGTAGCATTTAATACAATGATGAAAACTACTCCGGCATGATCTATATCGATAGCATAGATGATAATACTTTTAGTATAAGCTCTTCCGACACAGGCAAAGGAAAAGTCTGTTACAGGAAATCTTATACGGCAAGATCAGTGTCTGTGCCCGGAGAAGATGAACCATATATCGGCATTAGGAATAGAAATACTAATTCTCCTGCGATATTGTACGAAAAATTCAGCGAAATAAAAGTTAATGGGGAATTATTGGATAGCGCTGAACTTGCAGTAAAGGCAATAAACACACAACTTGGGGCAAATGTGAACCCTTCTGAACCACCTTCAATAACCTGTGATAGTACACTTGTCACCTGTGATTCAAGTCAGGAAGTGACGGTTAATGGGGTGGTTTCGGCTATCAGGGAACAGTTTGATCTGACAAATCAAAAAATAACAATTTTATACAACAACCTTTAAATTTTATAAAAAATGGGACAGTACACAATTAATATTGGTGATGCAGCCAATGACGGATTGGGAGATACCATCCGTGCAGGTTTTGAAGCAGTAAACGCAATGTTTGCCGAACTCTACGGGGCAAGCAAAACAATAACCTTAGAGTTTGATGACGTTACAAATCCTGCAAACATACCAGTTGCAGATGTCAATTCATTATCAGACTGGAACGCTTTTTTGGACTTTCCAAACTTTGGAGTACCGTTTACCGCAGTTAGCGTAGATGGGAATTCTGTTACATTAACGGGACGTTCGGGGTCAATTCTGAAAGACAGTCTGTTTCGCAGAAACGCTCACATTATTTCAATTACGGACACAGGAGTATTCAGGTATATTTCTGATTTTGCTTTTAGTAATTCAGCACTTATTACAGGTACATTTAACGATGTGGTTTATGCAGGATATTATGCTTTTGGTGATTATGATGAAGGAGGTTCAAGTTTAACTGAAATCACAGGTGCTAAATTCACCACAGCAGGAAATAATTGTTTCTATGGTTGCACCTCCCTGACTTCAACAGGTAGTGTCACCACAGCAGGAAATTATTGTTTTAATGGTTGTACATCTCTAACTTCAACAGGTAGTGTAGTTACAGCAGGAGAATATTGTTTCTATGGTTGCACCTCACTGACTACAACAGGTAGTGTCACCACAGCAGGAGATAGTTGTTTCTATGGTTGCACCTCACTGACTACAACAGGTAGTGTCACCACAGCAGGAAATAATTGTTTCAATGGTTGCACATCTCTGACTTCAACAGGTAGTGTAGTTACAGCAGGAGAATATTGTTTCTATGGTTGCACCTCCCTGACTTCAACAGGAAGCGTTACCATAGCAGGATTTGGTTGTTTCGCAGGTTGCACATCACTGACTTCAATAGATAATGTTACCACAGCAGGAGAAAGTTGTTTCGCAGGTTGCACATCTCTAACTTCAACAGGTAGTGTAGTTACAGCAGGAGAATATTGTTTCTATGGTTGCACCTCACTGACTTCAACAGGAAGCGTTACCACAGCAGGAGAAAGTTGTTTCAATGGTTGCACCTCACTGACTACAACAGGTAGTGTCACCACAGCAGGAAATTATTGTTTCAATGGTTGTACATCTCTAACTTCAACAGGTAGTGTAGTTACAGCAGGAGAATATTGTTTCCAAGGTTGTACCTCCCTGACTTCAATAGATAATGTTACCACAGCAGGAAGTAATTGTTTCGCAGGTTGTACATCTCTAACTTCAACAGGTAGTGTCACCACAGCAGGAGATAGTTGTTTCGCAGGTTGCACCTCCCTGATAAACATTGATCTATCTAATTATATAGCTCCTACAATTGGAAATACAACAGGTGAGGATAATGTATTTTATGGCATCGCAGGTAATGCAGTAATTAACCTGACAGTTCCTTCATACCTAATGACAAATAATGTTGGTAATCCTGATGGAGATATTCAATATCTGATTGATAATAACACTTTGGTTAATATTACACAGGTGTAAATCTATTATAAAACTATCCTGTCATATTTTGGCGGGATAGTTTTAGTTCAACTATGGGCAATTTGAACCTTTTCACAATATAGATTACAAGCAATAAAAATAATTCATTATGAAAAAAAGTATTAAGATATTGACTAAACTGCGAATCGATTATAATGATTAAATATAGACGTTATGAAATTTTTTCTATGGTTGGCTACACTTATCGAAGACAGGGAAGGCCATATTTCAAGCAAGCGGTTAGGATTCTTCTGGTGTCTCTGGATGCTTAACAGGGCGGTTCAGATACCAAGCATTAACGAGATACTGATATGGGCTATTGTCGGACTGGCTTTCGGGCTGGCAGGACTTACGATGCCAGAGTGGTTTAGCAATATAAAGGCAACAAAGACCGATAGTTCAATTACAACAAAAACAACGAGCACAACTGAAAATAATCCGGTTAATTAAAATACGACGATATGAGTACAGCACTTTCAATAACCGCAACAACTAATGCTTCTCAGACGAGCATTATCATCAAGGACTATACAGGTATCAGCAGAACCGCATGGACCCCCATTATCCTGTATTTCTCAAATGAAGTTGATCCTATATTAAATAGGGTATATCAGCTCGACACATACGAGGAACAAACGTTCGTGGAAGACGGACTTGTAGAGGTACTATTCTCAAAAGAGAACTTTTTTGGGACTACCTATATTCCCGACGGATGGTGGACAATACAATTAAAAGCTGCTGTAAATGATTTTGTTTCCAATATCTATGGATTCATGGTGTATCAGGGCATTAAGTTCAACGTATTCAGCCGAGCAAGCAGCGTACATGTTCCCGAGACAGATAAGGGCAGGGTAGAAGACTTGTTCAGGCTTGTACTATTGCTCGACAGACTTCCGATGCTTGATACTTCATACATCGTGGACAGGGAAATTAAATCAACCCGCACTCTTAATGCTTTAAATAAACTACTCGGAGTATGATAACCCAGGGCTATTTAAACTCAGAGATTGATCTTGCTAAGAGGGTATATATCTACTACACGGATAAGCTGCTCGACATACTTGAAGCTGGAAACAATGACTATCAGCAATGGTATAGAGACTCTATTCAGATTAATTACTTTCTGAAGGCATTATTGGCAATTAACCTGATCGACGATAGAATCTATATAGGATCAGGAGAGGTAAATAAAGAGTTCGTGGTCGGACTTGGCGCCAGTATTCGGGAGTTCTTAGATTACGAGCTCAAGGAGATTGTCATTTTTGGAGAACAGGTTCTTCCCGATCCTATCAATCCGCCTAGTCCACCTATTATCATTATCAAGGAAACAACCCGTTTGCATTGGGAGTATTTCGATATCCTGATTACGGTAGATGATCCAACAACCGTTGCCCTTCCGTTTGATATTTACGTTGCAGACAGGAATTCACTTATGGTAACAGTAAACGATAACGACCCGGACAATTTAGTAACCCCGGAAGAGGAAGGTTGTCATATCATCGCCTCAACGCTATACTGGCATAATTACTATGAATTAAAGGCAGGAGATCATTTATATATCAGGTTCGAAAGAATACATCCAAACTAATTCGCTATGGAATTCAGGGGAATACGCCAGACATCAAGAATAGGGGGAGTAAACAGGAATCCCGGAATAACCGAGCATGAAAAAGTTTTGGTATGGGATAATGATTTGAATTATATCAAGTATCTTCCTTATCTGTCCGGCGAATTCAATACCAAAACCGCACATGGGATTGTACATAGGGGCAATGATTCTCCTGCCGGCAATTATATTTGGAAACTCGACGTAAATAAGAATCCATCATGGCGTAAGGAAGATTTTCTGGTATCTGCATTAAGACAGGCCGAAGGAAATACGTTAATCCTGACGATGAATGATTCTACCACCAAGACCGTTCCATTGGGACCATTGGCATGGCTGGACTCAGTTGAGAATACAATTACACTGCCGGGGGATCAAAAAGTCCTGTTCGATGACAATAACACGATTGGAGGCGATATATCCTTTAAATACAACAAGACCACCAAGACATTAGATTTTACAGGATTCACCGGCATACAGGCTAAAAACGGCATAGATGCGACCCTAAAGAGTGTGCTTCAGTATTTGGGAAGAAAGAATACCTTAATTGGGCATGGGATTACCAGGAACCTGTCGTGGGGTGCAAATATGGAGGGCAACCTTCTTGCAGGCGAGCAGGCAGGAGGATCACTATCAACAGGAAGCTGGAATACCCTACTTGGAAATTATGCCGGACAAAGCATCTCGTCCAATGTTTCAGGAATGGTCGCTGTGGGAGCTTATGCAGGGAAGCTTGAATCCGAAAACAATAAGTTCTATGTCGGCAATGTAAATTACGCATCACAGGAATTGGAAAGACTAGGATCCTTGCTGTATGGTGACTTTTCAACAGGATGGTTAAGGGTTAATAATAGGCTTGATGTTGGGCAGGAAGTTAAGATTGGAACCTTCGATACAGATAATACTCCATCAGGCGGAATGGTTCAATTTGTAGATGCCGGAGGGGTAGTTAAGCCTCAGTATTACGATAATGACAATTGGGTAGACTTCGCAACGGGGGCTAATAACTATTTGAGCGCAGTTACTAAGGCTACGGCAGATGTAGGTACTACTTCAGATGCATTCAAGGTTACCTTTGTAAGAAACGGATTATCTGACCTGGTATTACAGTTAGGCGCCAATGCATTTAATTCTACGATTATTCCTCACGCATCAGACGACGGACTTACGGGGATGATTCAAATATCTTCCGGCGCCACAGGTGATACCAATAGGGGTTTTTCGGCACAGGCAGGATTACAATGGGTATCAGCACAGGCTGAATTAAAAGTGCCAGGAGGAATTAATTTAGCACAAAGACCAAGATATGCAACTTCAGATCATGTTGTTGTTTATGACTCAGGACACTACTACGGTAGAATTGGCAGTACATGGGTGCAGTTAGATAATTCACCGACATCAGGACAGGCAAATGCGCTAAGATATGATGGTTCAATTACCGCTTTTGATTTAAGTTTACCCAAAGTGGGGTCAGATTTACCGATCAAGGGAATTAAACCGGATGATGCAAGGGTCGTGATTGTAGATAACCTTTTGGATAACGATCTTGATTTCTCTTTACAACTTGCGGTTGACGGACTGAACGAAGCGGTAGTGTCGACCACTGCAAGCTATGCCGAAGTGTTCCGCGTGACAGATACCCCGGAAGGCGTTGCGCCTGTATTACGATTTAGGCCATTAATCTCTACTGACGGATCAGTTCAGTTTGTGTCTACGGCGAATGATGAAATCGACGTGACAGCTACCGGAACGGGAGGAGGAGAATCCAATGCGGCAAGTAACGTAGGAGTCGGAATCGGATGGTATAAAGATAAGACAGGTACCGTACTTAGGTTTAAATCTATTTTAGAAGGCGATCATATAGGTTTAGAGACACTTGATGAAGAAATAAAAGTTAACGTACAGGATATCGTTTTAGACGATCTGGATACGGGAGTGTATCTTATTGAGCAGGACTCTGAGGACTCATTCACATTTACACAGAAACCACTTATCGATGGGATAGCAACCGAAGTGGCTCTTACAGATGGAACTTCCGTTAAGATAAATGTAACTAAGGCTATCCCGGCAATAGGATGGACTCCTACCCCTTCGTGGACTGCCGGCGGAACTTTAGGTCAAGGTGCATTGGCATTAAAGGCTAATTATTCGGCAGATATCCGTACTTCGGCTACCTTGGCTGCAACTACGATAATGAACCTTAATGTTGGTGCAGGATTATTCTATGACTTTGCAACCAACACTTTAAAATCTGTATCGTCAGGTGGAAGTTCTACGGATTATCAGCTTACTGCCATTACCAAGACTGACAATACGCTTCATTTTGCAGTAACGGATGAGTATGGAGAAGGGATTGACATGAATGTAGATTATACTTTTGGCGCCTTAGCGTTCTTGGATACAATCGATATTCCAATTGCAACCTATACCGATAACGAAGCAAGGCATGTCGGTGGAGTGATGGTCAATAAAAGTCCTATTACAACTGCTCTTTCTACGGATAACTCATTATATCTTGACGAAGAATTAGGAGAATTAAAATTCAATGTAACCCCGATACTTTATACTCCTCAATACGATTTATTGGATTCCGATAATACATCAGGGGATAATGTAAAACGTGGCATTGCAAGATCAAATATCGGAGCAGCTTACATCAATGGAGATATCGATCAAAACTTTAGTGCCAATGATATTGAAAGCAATACGCTTCTGGTCAATGACACTGCCGCGATACAGCACGTAGAAATAAGCGGGAATCATGTTACTTCAGACGCAGAGACTTCATCTGTTGTCCTGTCAAAAAGAACATCGGATGAAGTTTCTCCATCTTGGGTTGAAGTCAAAGCAGGTGAAGTAAATGTGTATGCAAATAAAATGCAAGGGTCAGGAAATGTTAATTTCTATTCTATTGGTGATGCCGGAACTCCTACGAGGATAGCATTCTTGGATTCGGCAGGAAACCTTCATTTAAAATTACAATTAATCGCTAGAGACACAACTGTATAATGGCTACAAGAGGAAGGATTAAGAAGGTCAATATGACGACAGACGAGATGATGGATGTCATTGACATTAATTCTTCCTCGCCAAAAGTAAATATTACATCAGATGTCATGTACGGCGATAACGACATCGCCGGACCATACGTTGATCCCGATTACTGCGAAGGAAATACGGATGAGGAAAGAAAGACTAACCTCGTCACATTGCCGCTTCAAACCGATCATTACAGAAACTACGGAGGAACAGAAGGCTCGGAAGGCGAACCTGAAATTTACTTTAAGTCAGTTGTAGGCACTCCATTTATTGCCGGTGATCCTACCGTAGAATTAATGCCACAGACTCAGTCCGCACAACAATACCTTGTCGACAATCAGAAGATAATAGGAATAGCTGTTCCGCCCAAACTATTCGAAGTAGACAAATACACCTCCCCGGCAAAGACCGAATCAAAAATGCTTGTTGATATTACCCAATCAGCTATGTTGAGGGATGGAAATGATGATGTATTAAATGATTCAAGCCTGGGCGTTAAGGTTGGACTAGATTACTTAACCGGACCAAGCACAAAGGATGCAGTATTCTCGTACAATATCACGGTTTACTACGGCGATATTCCCGTAAGTTTCTCGGTAGGTAATCCTAATGAATTTTTAACACATGTTGCCGCTATTTTTGTTCCTAAATTCAGCAATGCATCTGATTCTCTTGGGCCTATTTCTAACTCATTAAACCTGGCGCACCTGTTTGATTACCTCCTGGGAAATAAAACTCCCGTACTCAAGAAGGTATCGGAGGCAATGAATAAGCTGTGGACTAACCCTGAATCAATGGCTGTTGGAACTATTTTTCAGGGGATAGCCCTTTACACAACTATGATTTTAGTTGCTGATTCTATATGGAACTTTTTTTCATATCCTACAAAGGCTATTGACGGAATATATCAGTACAAGAATCTTATCTCTGGTATGTACACTTGGGATGACATTAAGAAAACAAAATATCAGATAGGATTCGGAAGACTTTTTGATGGAACAGATGATTTTAGTTCGAAGTTAATTTCCCGCACAAAAGATCAGAACATCCATACTGCCGCGATGAATTCAGCTGAGTACCCGATGGACGACGCCGAGGGTAGAAAGAAGTATGCTAACTTTAAGTTTTTCCCAAAGGCTAATCAGTATGATTTAATGACTCCGCCTCCGGTAATTACATTCAAGGTAGAACTCGAAGCTATCTCAGGATGCCATTTAAGTACAACCAAAATAATAGACGGAGTGACAATACCGGCAAAGCCTACCGCGTTTGTAGTTGCGATTGCCCCTGATAAATACATGGCTCCCGTATTTGATGTAATCACCCCACTAGGAAGATCATCGGAAGGGAAGCAAAATGTTTACATAAACACACCCATCATATTTCAGAATGCCAGATATGTTGATTTTCTTGCACTACTTGACCTGAATAAAAATGGCAGTGTGCTTGGACTATTCCCTACCTACGATAACCGGTATATCAATTCTGATGGGGATCAGGGAATGCGAAAGAACAAGTACATGCCCTCTGCCGGGAATAATATCACAACCGAGGGCGGACTTGTATTTGGTGGAGTAGAATATCCATCCGGTAATCCTCAGCTTGACATGTATCCTGACGCAAGCGATTATGATGTTCCTTTTATGCAGGAAGGACAAGGTAATTTATTATACAACCCGTCGTTTAGATTAGAGCAACAGTTTGACAACCCGGACGACCCTACCTACCTATTGCGTAAGTTTTGGAATTACGATTCAAGCTGGCAGATTAGAGATGGTGCCATATATCGTGATTCGATGAGTAATGCAACAGATGGAGTATGGCAGAGTTGCCCTAAGATCAGGACTCCGATTCATTACGGTCAATACTGCTTTATCGAAATTGAATGTGTAATAAACTCGGGGCATTTAGCTATCGATTTACTTGGCACTTTTGATGGGGCAATCTGCAATTGGCTTGACGGAAATACTTATTATAAGCAGGGCGGGCATGAGCGTTCATTCCTACAACCGGAAGATTACCCAACAGGAATTACCCTTGAAGATAGCACGGATAGATTGTGGCTTTCTGGAGAACCAGGTATAGTTAAAAAATACAAGGTATTGGTACGGGTAGGTGCCGTAACCCAAAAGATATTCAGGATAGTCCCTGATGAATCTTTTACAGGCATGATTAAGTATGCCTGCCTTCAGCGTATGCCAACAGTGGAGATCGACGCCCATCCTACGTGGTTTGGCGGAAGTAGTCGTGGATGCACAAATGCCTTGGTAGAGTACGGTCAGCCCCGGCTCCAGGTTAGATGGATGGATGCTTATGTAACAAGCAAGAGTTTGACTTTTGTATTTCAGATATCAGAACCTACTACAATTGATTTTAGCTTCACTCCAAATGAGGATGAGGTAGCGAATTATTCAACTCATATCGATTACGGAGAAGGAGAACCGGATGTGATTATTGAGGGTATGATTTATCAACCACAACTACAATCACATTTATATTCCATGCCCGGAGTTTATACCGTAACGCTTACCAATAATATACCGGCATCTGATTTACAAAACCTATTCGAATCGTTTACCTGTAATGCCATACAACTGATTTATTTTACAGATAATGGCGGACTACTTGCAAATGGATCGGTGGATTTGAGCGACACTAATCTTGGAATTCAGAATACTGTCGGTCAGTTCTTCTATATGCCGACAGATAAGTTTAAGACCCCGCTATATTCGTTAGAGATTCAGAACACACCTATTTCCGGGGATTGCAGCTCACTATCAGTAGTCACACACAATCTTAATATATCCAATACCGGAATTACAGGCGATTTAACCACTCTGTTTGATATTGCCCATGTTGACGCATCCTATTCAAAAGTTACGATTTGCTCAGGCACAGATATTCCGACAGGCAATAACGGTGACAAGAGTATTATCTGGAAGAACACAGGAATGGATGTAGAACAGCTATATAACCTGATTCATGCAGTTGATCTATCTAATATAGAATCTACTACTGATATTTGTTTATTGGATATTAAGGGTGATAATCCACCAATTACAGATCAGGATATGCTCGATACAATAGATATGTTAATGGATGAATTACCACCTGATTCTACTGGTAGAGAATGGAATATATTATATAATGTATTAGATCAAACTTATACGCTTACTGTAAATAATGGAACAATATCAATGCCTTCTGCGTTTCCAGAAATAGGTGATTTATACGGTGGTGGAATTGTAAGTTATATAGAACCAGATCATTCTTTTATATTAGTAATTAGTACAGAAGATATTGGTGGAGAACAAAGATTCTGTTTTAATGACTATTATACTGATCCTTTTATTCCTATTGCTGGAATTTCATATGATAGTTCAATAGGTAATGGAAGTTCTTATACTGATTTAATTATAGCTGATTTAGATGCAAAAGGACAAAGTGGATATGCCGCCAAACTTACAAGAGAATACAATGGTGGTGAACACAATGATTGGTATTTGCCTAGTGCAAAAGAACTAGATATTTCACTTTCTAATTTAAGATTATTTAATATTAATTTTATTATTTGTACTACACAAAGAACTAATTATTGGAGTAGTAGTTCTGGAAACTGGGATGAATATCATAATGAAAAAATAATCTATAGAGTTGGTTATTTACCAAATAATAGTTATGGAACTAATTGGCAACCTACTAGTCCTGATTTAAACGATGAAGGTAATGATGATTTTGAAATTGGTTATGTAAGACCTATAAGAAAAATAATATTTTAAGTTATGGCAACAACAACTGAATCGGGATTACATACGGGGGATATTAGAATTATCACGGCAGATACCGCACCAGAAGGATATGAATTCGATGTTTGGGACGGTGATGTATCAGTTTTGGATGATGCACACGCTAATCCTGCTACGGTGACTATGCCAGCGAGTAATGCTACTTTAACGGCACTCTATAAACTAATTGAAACAGGTGGCTACGGCGCATTGTATAACTGGTTTGCAACTCAAAAACAGTTAAAAGCTATCACAAACGGATGCCTTTACAATTGGTATGCTGCAACTGATAGTAGGGGTATTGCTTCAATAGGATGGAAATTACCATCTTATAATAATAGTCAAGACGATAGAGATATTTTAACAATGCAATTGTTTTTAGGATATGGAAATGCTGGTGGAAAGTTGAAAGAAACAGGTTTTACACATTGGCAAAGTCCAAACACAGGAGCAACTAATGAGACTGGATTTACGGCAGTTGGTTCTGGTCATAGAAATATTAATGGTTATGGTAATATAGGTAGTACATTTGAAATGTGGAATTCTTCTGTTAGCGGAAGTTCTGTTGGATTTTATAGAATGTATGATAGTTTAATTACAGATAGTGGTGGATATACTAATGTAAAATCTTATGGTTATTCTATTAGATTAGTAAAAGAAACAACAACTCTAATAGATGGTCAAACTGGGATATATATTGGAAATGATGAAAAAATTTATCCTACTATTTGCATTGGTTCGCAAGAATGGTTGGCTTGTAATTTAGCTGAAACTAAATACCAAAACGGTGACTATGTGCATGGTTTTGAAGGTGGTGTTTATCATCCTATTGATAATACAACATGGGCAGGATTAGAAACTGAAGCAGGTTGCGTATATGACAACGATGAAAACAATGCAGCTACTTATACTTATCTGAGTAGTTCAGATGAATGGGTAGTGCCAAGTAAAAGTATTTGGGAAGATTTATTAAATTCAATAGACACATTTGATTCTGAATTTAATGCATGGCTTTTAGCTGGTGGTAAATTAAAAGAAATTGGATTAATTCATTGGGAAGAACCAAACGAAGGAGCAACCAACGAGTATGGACTGTCTATTATTGGAGGTGGGGGAAGACTTGAAGTTGGTAATTTTGGAGACGAATGGACGATAAAATATGATGGAATTATATGGATTTATGACAACTACGATGCCGTTAGCGCATATATGAATAGAATTAATTACTATAATGCTAGCGCTCTGATTTGTATGCAGTCAAAAACATCTGCCGCATCTATTCGTCTTTGCAATCCTACCACAACCCACGAAAACGGATATATAGGGACTTATACTGGTAATAATTTAAAGTCGTATAACACAATAGTTATAAATGGAGTAGAGTGGTTAAGCGAAAATTTAGCAGAGACACAATTTAGAAACGGAGACTATATTCATGGCTTTGAAGGTGGATCATACACTGCGATTTTGAACGAAGACTGGAGTATGCTAACAACACCTGCCCTATGCGCCTATAATAATGATTGGTCTAACGTTTGATTATCTGTAAAATTTAACCATGCAAATTCCCCAAATAATTCTTTTGCTTTAATATCATAGGCTTTTGAATTTAATGCCCTGTATTCCATTAAGTAAAATAATATACTATATTTATATCCCGACATGCAAAAGTGAACCCTCTGGCTTATACCAGATTTATCTCTAATAATTATGGCTAAAAAAATAAGGATTCCCAGACTCGAACTGACCCCGGAATCACTAAGAACCCCTGAGTGTATAAACTGTTTTGACCGAATAGCCAGTCATGCGAATGGCGTTCTGGGTTTACTGGAAGTTCGTGCAGCAGAGGTGCTGAGTAACTTCGAAATCCAATCAGATGAATTATCAGAACATTTTGAACGCAAAACAGACAAGGCTATAATTCAGATAGGAACCAAAACGGATGATGCTATAAAAGCATACCTGGAAGAACAGGGATTAAAACACGACGCTGCCTATGCAGAGCATTTAGAGAAACAATCCGGGAAGCAAGAGGAAAAATATGACAACTTTGAAAAAAAAGTTTTGGGATTGATAAAGTGGGTGTTAGGGATAGTTTTACTTGTTGCTGTTGCGTTAAGTGCCGTTGTGTTGTATGATAACAGAGAAATACAAAACAAGGCAGAGAAGATAGAGCTACTCAAATATTTAACCATTCAAAATGCAAGAGAAATAAATGACATAAGGGAAGCCTATTACAAAAAGTTATTTATTCAGAATAAAAATAACCCGATAGACAGCACAAATTACTATTGGATAATCTCTCACTACCTTAGTGATCCCACAAGGGGGGAAAGTAAGTTTTACCGAAACGACTATATGAAACAGAAAAATGAAGACTTGCTAAATAAATAATCATGGAACTAAAACTTAAAAGAATTGCACGAAGATCGACATATACCATCGGTAAACTTTTTATCGACGGCGTATTATTTTCTGAAACACTGGAGGATAGGGACAGGGATTACAACCATGATGGGGATATAACTGATCCCGGCGAAGAAAAGGTGTATGCACAGACCGCTATTCCGTCGGGAACATATACGGTTATCTTGAATTGGTCCAATCGCTTCCAGAGAATCATGCCTTTGCTTCTAAATGTGCCAGGGTTTGAAGGTATTCGTATACACAACGGAACAACTTCTGCTAATACTGCCGGATGTATTCTTGTTGGAAAAAACTCTATCGTAGGTCAATTAACCGACTCTCACGACATTTTCTTTCGTCTATTTGATATTCTGAATAATGCAGCCGACCCAATTAAAATTACAATATCATGAAAATCATAATTGTTCGTAACGGATTCTTTCACCAGAAATGGAGCTTTAAAATCATTGCCAAGAACGGAAAAATTCTATGCCACTCAGAAAAGTATCACAACTTTAAGGATGTTGGTGATGCCATTGATATTATTCAAAAGGGCATACAAGGCTGTGAAATTGTAAATGAATATAAAAACTAAGACAATGGAATTACTTAAAAAGTATTGGTGGGTAATTGGAATTGCAGCGTTGATTATAGGATTCTTTATTGGTCGCTGGCAAACTGAGCCTTCGATAGTTACAAAATACATAAAAGGCGAAACTGTAACAAATACCGTGTACGTAGATAAGCCGTACGAGGTGATTATTCCTACTAAACCCGTTCTGCCTATGAAACCTGACACAATCAGAATCCCCGGGAAGCCCGTGTATATTGCTTCTATTGTTGATACAGCAGCAATTATTGCAGACTACGTTAAGCTAAATAAATATAGTAAAACCATGTTTGATAATGGCACCGTTGGAAAACTCGTTGTGGGGGCAGAGGTGCAATATAACAAACTCAATAAGCTGGATTATTCCTTCACTCCTATGGAGAAACAGACAACCATAATAAAACAGAGGGTGTTTACCCCATTTTTAGGCGTTTCTTACAACACTTTTGGATACGCAGGTGCTGGAGTCGGAATTTACTATTACAATGTAGGATTAGGCTTAAAATACCTGTCAAATTTCAAGAGTAAGGGATATGAGTTTGGATTAAACTACAAATTCTAAAATTCACTATCAATATATAAGTAAAATATATTATCTTTGCTCCATACTTAAAAGTAATCCTTTAAACTTAATCCAATGGCAAAGAAAGACACAGTTCAAACAAAAGAAGAAGTTAAGCAACCCGATTTCGGCTATATGTCCAAGGAAGACATTGCGGACATGATCAAATACTTGGTAGATCAAAATCCCGAATTATTCAAAAGATATTTCACGCTATGCCGGGCAATGGAAACAAAGGTTACGATAACCGAGCCTGATCCGACAAAAGAGTTGTTCGTCGAAAAATAGTTTTGTATTTCATGATTGAAATTAGTTGTTTGAAAGAAAAGCTCGAAATGTCGAATCGGGTTTTTCTTATTTCATTTAACTACATGCGCCGGTCTGATTCTGTGATGATCCTTCTCGTAATTCTTATACTGCTCCATGCTTTGAAATGACCTGCAACTAATGAAGAATAGTAGCAGGATAAAGGCGATCATAAACATTAACGAGAATACCGGATACCTTGAGTGATTACTGTGGCGTCTCATAGTAGTTGATTAAGTATTCGCTATATTGCTTTGCCATGGCATCAGCAATTCCTTGGAAAGTAACCGACCTCATCTTTTGTCTTTCGGGAGAAGGAGAAGGTTTATGTGACCAGGTAGGCATCCTCTTACCAGACTTAGTTGTAAACCATTCCGGTTCCACAATTTTAGTAGGCGTAAGTAATGGAAGATTCTTTAGCCACAGACACGTTTTCTTTGGCTCAGGATGACCGAACTGAAATGGGTTAATAATTTGGTCGGGCTTGCGGTAAAGCGTGCTCATGACGCCAATAGGATTCTCTACTGCGATGTGCTGTATCGGGGCATTTATTAGCTTCATAAAGAATTCTACTGCCTTATCCCTTGCATCCACTCTATCCTGTCCAACTAATTTACCAGATACTCTATTTGGCTGAGGAGTGAACCACTTATTACCGGACACAGTTAAGAAAGTGCAATCGGGATGGAAAATGGCAAAGTCCCATCCGTCATTCAGGTGATTAAGAATATCGTCCTGAATATGCCACTGAGGTTCTCCTCCCGAACATGGCTGTAAATCACAACTGTAAACTTCGTGCCCTAACGCTCTAAATGCCTTACATACTGTCTGTGATTCTTCACAACCTATGATTCCGCGTAGCATTCTCATGATATAAACTCGTCAAACTGTTCGCTTAACTCTACGATCGATTCATACAGTCCTTCAGGCCGTTCTGTCTGATCAACGTACTCCTGACCTGCATCTGAATCAGCCCATTTCTCGGAACGTTCTTCGGCATAACTTTCTCTTGTGCACTTTAACTCATCGATAATAGCCGAAGCCTGTTCGATCAACTCTTTTGCTTCTTCAATTTGTTTGATTTCTTTCTTGTTCATAACTTGTTAATTATTGGTTATTACTAATCTCCTAAGCAGGCTGCAAGCACAATAATACCCACACTAAGCCCAAGAACAAAGATTATCTGCAACGTCAGCTTAATCATTATCCAAGGATCTTCTTTAAACGCCTGTTTTAATTCATTTCTAATTTCCCCCATGATTTTTGTTTTAATGTTAATAATCGTAATCTTCTTCCTCTAAATTATCTCTATAATTTCGCCTTATTCCATAAGAAGATTTCTCTTCTCGGTTAAGGTCGTTCACTGATCCAAAAGGTTCATTCCACGGCTTAAATGGGTCATCCTTATACATAGGATTGTTGTGAGCCGCTAACGGATCGTTTTCGTACATCGGATTATTCCACGGTGCAAAAGGGTCTGTGTTTCTTGACATGATTTTAATTTTAATGTTAATTTGGTCCAAATACTCACTCAAGGTGAACCTTTTTAAAGATCCCATTTTTCGGGTTCGTTAATAGGATGTTCGTTTAGTCCATGCTTTTCTAAGGCTCTATAAAGATCAGCAACGGCAAGTTTTACATCAGTGGGAGCATTACCGCCACTCATGGCTATTCTCACGCCAACCGTATGATTTAAACCCTCTGAATCCTTATAAAATATCTGTGGGTAGTAATCCCCATTCCCACCTGTTTCAATTCTGAATAATGCTATCTGTATGTCCTGATCGTCTGATAGTAAAGCCATATTCTTACAGTATTAAAATGGGCAGCGAACGAATATATACGGCTCCAGGATCTTCTGGAAGTTCAAAACAGAAATGTAGAGCGTTAATCCCTTTCGTATCAACTGATCTCCACATCTTTCCTGCATATAAGCCTGTTGGTCTTGATGCAGAATATTCGAGTAATTGCTTTAGCGTGGATTCTGACATAACTGCATTATGCTCGTCTAATAGGATTTTAGATTTTACAGGTTGCTGCCAATGTTTTCCCAGCGGATTAGTAATGTTTGGTATTTGTAATATTGGATTCATAATTTATATGTATTTGGTTATACATACTATTTCAACAGGGATTAAATGTGAATTAATAAGCCCTCGTAGGATCAAATTCATCCGTTGGTATGGCTGTAACAGAGGTATCAAATACATTCTTTAACCCGTCAAAGGCTAAGAAGTATTTTGCATCCAGTTCAATATTCGATTCACTATCAGTCGTTAAATTTCCAGAGATATGAAGCAAGTCCTGAACAGAACAGATGCGGTCGAATAGACTCTTGATCTCATCCCGGAATACTACCCTGAATACAGATACGTTATCCTCACTCTTGGTTCTGTCTACTACCCTGATCTTTGTATTGGTTACCTTTAATAAGCGCTCAATACTTTGAATTTGACCTAGGATAATAAATTGTCGATCCGGGCAAACGGAAAGGGAAATATGGAGGAGTTTGACTACGCTAGGTTTCATGCAGTTTGCGTATTTAATCCTGAATACAGTAATTTGTTTATATCGAATGAGGAATACTGCCTCTCCACTCTGGTTGCACTAAGTATCCTTTCAACATCTTTAACCTGAGATAGAACGAGAGAAGTTGCTTTAGATTTGCGGTTAGCAGTTACAATGCATGAATCAGACTTTTGATCATGCTTTAAATAAATTACGTTGTATTGATTCATGATTATTAATAGTTAGTATTAAATATTATTTAATTAGTTGTTAATTATTGTATTAGTTAATAGAAGTTTTAACAGGCTTTGGTGGAGTTTTTTTGATTCTTACAGTTAGTTCTTCCTAACCAAAAACTCATCGTTAATGGTTAGGACTGCAAGAATCAAATCAACAGGCTTGTGGAGCCAGTCCCCGTCATCTTACATCGTCGCAGTATGAGCTTAACGAATTTGAGAGCAACTTTTGACTTCATACAGTCGTTGACGCCACCTCCTCTCTTTGTCCCGGTGTACCGATTGCGCCTCCCTTGGTTTCGGTAATGTTACGATAAGCCCCTAACCTTCGTGAGAATCCCTTGTCCTATCGCCTATTATAAAATGAAAAACCATCAGGGAATTGGAAGTCCTGATGGTTTATAGACGGAGACATGACCGAGCATGATTCACAAAAAATCGTATGTGCAAAACATGAATTCATAATCTCCGTTTATTTAAAGGCCGCTTCCAAACGACAGGACAAATATAAATAAGTATTTTTAATTTCCAATAGCCGGAATCAAATCTTCTTTAAATCCTTCCATGATTTCTTCAAAGGATATTGAATCAGACTTGATTTGATCAGATGCATCCCATTTGGATTGAGAGTAAAAGTAAATTCCGTACGAAGTAATGATAAACTGTCCGCCATCATCTCTCCAATCAGCAGCATCAATGTTTTCTGTTTCGGAATTATCCTTATCGTATTCAAGCCATAAGGAATAAGGACAGGCATCAATACGAATGGAGTTAATTATTAGCTTCTCTTTATTGTGCTCAAGTAATGACATTACGTGGGCAATACGATCAACGCTGTTTGCATTAAAAGACAATACTACTGTATTTGGGGCATCTGAATACTCATTGCCGTGATAACAGATTTCTTTTACAATTACTGATTCGTTTTTCATGTTTGTGTTTATTAATTGTTAATAACTAAAATATTCTTTGTCCCTTTGGCTGAAAAGTTGTTGATAAAATTCCCTTGTGGGGATGGTAAGTTTGCAGATACCTCTGAAAGATATGATTCTGGTGATGGCGTTTGTAATATCTGATCTTATTTGCAGTCTTGTGAACTACGTGAGACTTACTGTGTCTTACTTTGATTCCTGCCTGAGATGTGAGCACACCAAGCATTAAAACGAGTATTATAATTAACTTTTTCATTGTGTTGGGTTGTTATGTTGATTCACTATCAATTCATACCAATTCAAGATCACTAATATTAGCAACCTGACTTGGCTTAATTTTCATCGGTACGTTGGCCTGTATCCGGCACCAGTTCGTTTCGGGCTCAATTTCAATCACTGTGTAAGTAAGAAACGACCCATCTTTGTTTACTTCATCTTTGAATGGATGAATAAACTTTACTTGGGATCCTAATTTAATATTCATGATGTTGCTTTTTGAATGGTTTCACGAATTCTTTTCATAGTAAACGTATCTTCCGATTCAGGATTCCATGATTCAAGCTGATCAATCGCCTCAAATAATGCGTCCAATAAAAGAGGCGCATTACAGATTAATTTTGCATTTGCCTTCATCTCATCCAAGGAATTACTCTCCGGCTGAACTACAATAGCAATCGCAGATTTTCCTACTGATATAGGGATATATGCTCTGTTATCATCTACTGTTGGCTGCCACGGACATGTTGGGCCGGTTAATCCATAACCCCATCCGTTAATCCATTCTCCTGATGTAAATTTGTGCTTGTTCATAATTTACCCTCCGATTTTAATTGTTGTTTATACTCGGCAGTCGCTTTATTCCTGGCGATCTGCTTGTCTTTGTCGTAATAGCGTTTGATTCCGCCCTTCTCTTGCGACTTAGCCCTGCTCTCTGCAAGTTTATCGGGATTGAGCAAGAAGTAAATTGAATTCCAGCTTACCCCGAACTGTTTGGCAATCTGAGCCGTTGTAAGCGATCCTTTTAAAGAGATGATAGTTTGCTTGTCCTCGGGCGACAACTTGCATCGTCGATCCTGATTTGGGCTTAATTTAGTCTGTTTCATTAAAAAATTCCTCCTGAATAATTTTCGTTTACCCAATTTACCAACTTGCGCTTATTGTCAGTATCCAATTCAAAGAACCAATTAAGTATTGTCCTACCCTTGAATTTCTCATTTAGGTGTGACGCTAACCATGGCTCATCTGACCACACCTCGGCAATGAATCCGTAATTGTAATTCATAAGCCAATACATGAAGTTAATAGTACTCTGCGTTGTTGTCATATCAACTAATTTATAGATTAAATAAACTCATACATTCATCATCGAAGTCATAAGAAGTCATATCAGATAACTCCCTGATTAAAGGCTCACTATCAATAAGCCTGTGATCATCAATTCGTAGATCATCAATTCTAGCCCATCCATTATCTTCTATGGATAGTCTGTATAATTCGGATTGTTTCAATACTTTCATAATCCGTACTCCTTTTCTAATTCGTCCATGTAATCTTTACCGGCAGGACTGTTCATAAAGTCGTACATCTCTTTGGCTTCTTTCGAACCCTTACGGAATTGTTTGCGGGTCTGCCAATCAAGCGTACTATGGGAGATGTCATTACGCATAATCTCTTCTAGTTCTACTGCGATCTCAGGAGTACATTTGGTATCCTCGATAATCATCTGTTGATAAATGTTCATATAATTAATGCTAATGGTTATACTTCAACGAACTCGCCATCAATCAGTGTGTAAAATACGTTAGCCTTTAAAATTACTCCGTCAATAATGGCAGACTTAATAGTGATCAGTTTATAGTTATCATCTCGTTCAGCCAATACAATGGCTGATCCCAGTGATGCACTTGCCGTTCCTTTGTATCCAATCGAACATGCAACCGAATCATCCCCATTAACAGTGGCAGCACTTTGATCCCCTGTGTTAGTGGCAGCACTTTGAGACCCTGTGTTAGTGGCAGCACTTTGATACCCTGTGTTAGTGGCAGCACTTTGATCCCCTGTGTTAGTGGCAGCACTTCGATTCCCTGT